CAATTATATCGAACACAAAATTCCGAAAGGATACACAGAGACGCAGTATATAAGTGAGTTGATGACCAAGATCAGTAATTTTGCTAAAAAGAATTTGGTCCATATCTTTTTAATTGCGCACCCTACCAAGCTGGGTAAGGATAAAGATGGTAACTTCTTAGTAGCGACTATGTATGACATTGCCGGTTCGGCAAACTTTTTCAATAAAACTGATAACGGTATATCCATTGCCAGAGATTTTATAACGAATACTGTCAAGGTCTATATCCAGAAGATAAAATTCAAGTTCATAGGTAAAGTTGGAAGTGTGGCTTTTTCTTATGATGCCCCGACAGGGAGATATGCGGAGGAAGGTTATGCTTACGAAAATGAAATGGAGTTAAGGAATAAGCGAAACGTACAAGAAGTAATTAATTTCCCCGAACCGGAAGTTTTGCCTCCACCTCCGCAATTAACCGACATCAACAAGCTACCCATTGGCAGCAGCTTTGCGGAGCCACCTGTTAAAAGTGAAATTGAAAAAGAATTTGAGGAAAGTTTTTATAATGAAGACGGCTCCCTAAAAACAAACCTAAATATTGATCCAGGATTTTAAAATGACATCTTTATGAATTATAGTGACACAGAAGAAATTTGGAAAACTATACCAGGATATAGTTTGTATGAAGCATCTACCTTTGGAAGAATTAAAACTTTTAACTGGAAGAATAAAGGTATAGAAGCCATTATGAAACCACATGCCGATGCTTGCGGGTATTTAAGAACAATGCTTAAAAGAGATTCTGATGGGAAGATTGGCACTATAAAAGTTCACAGGATAATTGCACTCACTTTTTGGGGCACTCCAGAGGTTGGATTCGATGATGTAAACCACAAAAACTCTAATCGTTCAGATAATTCTGTAAATAATTTAGAATGGGTAAGTAAATCTCAAAATACTTTACATGCTTTTAGAGAAGGGAATAAATCTGTTCACGGAGATAAAAACCCTTGCGCTACATTAACGAATGATCAAGTGCGAGAAATTAGAGCTAATTATCAATTTGGCAAAGTGAGCAAAGTGTTAGGCACTCCAACGAAACAAGATATTGCTGATCAGTATGGCGTGAGCTTTTACGTAATCAAGAGGCTGGTTCAAAAGAATAAAAAAGTAGAATGGAAAACTTGGAATAACTTATGAAAATCACCGCCAAAATTAAATCAGAAATCTACATCGAATCAACCCCTTCCAGCGAAACACACCTCGAAGTGAATATCTTCAGCCGGGTTAAGATGGAATGGGTGTACAACGACCAGGTACGCATTGATGACATACTCTTTCTGCTGAAAGATTTGCAGGTGAATCCTTCCAACAGTATCATCCGCATGGCTCCTGAAACGGCGCTTTATAAAGAGCTTATTGATGGAGGGTTTATTATTATGCTATTTGCCGGTGGGAATGCTGTGAAAAGGAAGAATGCGCTGGAGAAGCTTAGGATAGCGATTAGAGCAGGGCATCGCAATCAAATTTAGAAAGATATAATTAAACTTAAACCTGGCAGTGTTAAGGCTAACTGCTTTATTAAGAATGACAAATACTTATAGATTTGCTGCGATGGAGCTAGATGTCCTCAGTGCTTCCTTTACGGATTCGGACAACCGACCATTAGTGGAAGAGTTTAGAGAAGAAATATTGTCTCTTTGTGAAAAATTTGGCAATTCGGGTCAAAGTGGAGGTTCGGCGCCTTATACGGCACAAGCGATATCGAAGACACTGAAAAGCTTACTCCTACAAAAACCTATTTATCCAGTTACAGGGATAGAGCAAGAATGGACGTTAGTGTCTGAGCAGGAAGGAATGTATCAAAATTGTAGATGCTCCGCTCTGTTTAAAAGTACCACGCATGAAGCTTATTACTTAGACGCTATTGTCTGGAAGAATCAGCACGGAATGACATATTCAGGTTCTGCTATACTTGGCGGAGAGATAATACTTAGCAGGCAATGCGTAAAGAGTTTCCCGTTTACACCAAAGACATTTTATATTGATGTTATCGAAGAGGAAGTTGCAAAAGACGATTGGGAGTTTCATATAAAAGACGCATCTCAGTTGAAAAAAGTTTTCAAATATTATAATAAATTCCAATGAAAGCTCACTTCTATTGTCAAAATCTTACCGGGGAAGTTAGATTTGATATCCAAGAGTGGAATAGAGTTTACCTAGAGTTCAGAAATTCAGGCTTATCTGAGTCGGATAGAAGAGCGATATTACATCCTCCCGCTTGTAAAATACAGTGCTTTGATTTTATGGCAATTGCTGGAGAGAGACAAACTAGAATAAAGAAAAATTTAAAATAATTATGAAAAAAGGAGCAATTCTATCAGAAAGTCGCCAGTATCGTTATCAGTTGTGGCGAATCTGGGATGATGAGAAACCAAAAGTTCTTTTCATTATGCACAATCCCAGCAAGGCAGATGAAGACGAAAATGATCCTACAATCACGCGATGTATAAACTTTGCAAAATCGTGGGGCTACGGAGGAATATATGTCGGCAATATTTCTCCGTACATAGCCACAAAGCCTGCTGAATTGAATAATGTTTCTGAGCCTGATTTATTTCCCAGGTCAAATATTTTAAACATTTTATGGATGGCGGAGAAGTGTCAATTACATGTATTGGCATACGGTGTTCCTCATAAGAAATTAAAAAACTGGCCGGTCCATACGTATGATTTAAACCATGTGAAATTCCATGCAATTCATAAAACCAAGAATGGATATCCAGGGCACCCACTTTATCTAAAAGCAGATTTAAAGCCAAAATTATATTAAATTTAAAAAAATATGACCCCAACCATCAGACACGAACCGATGTCGGAAATCTTCGATAAATATCACATCCAAGGGTTAAAAGTCCCTGTCGTGATACACCATTTCAAGGAACCTGAGCATGAAGATGCTGATCCGCATGATCACCCTTGCGACATGGATATCACAATCCTTGACGGAGCATACATTGAAAAGAGATTTCCCAGCGGAGATATCATTCACCGGGATAAAGGAGATTCTTTTACAATTAAAGCCACAGACATTCACTTGATCGTCGGCATGTCTATCGGAGGATGCACCACACTGATGCTCCCAAAGGAGAAAGTGCGCGAGCCGGGCTTCTGGAGGTTTGACGGCGACAAGGCTTATTTTCGGCAGTGGAATTGGGAAGAATTTAAAATCGTAGAAAAATTATGAGCGAAATTAAAATATTGGCACTCGATCAGGCTTCTCATTGTGGGTGGTGCTGCGGAGATAATGATTACGGAGTATGGGATTTTACCACACGAAAGGATGAGTCACAAGGCATGAAGGGGCTCCGCTTCCGGGCAAAACTCAAAGAGGTTATCCAGTTAGCAGGGATCAATACAATTGTATATGAAAGAGTAGCCGGCCAACACGCTAATTCAATTATACACGCAGCTAAAATGGTTTCCGTGATAGAAACCACCTGCGAAGAGTTAGGAGTTAACTACGCCTCTGTTTCAGCCTCTGAAGTGAAGAAGTTTGCGACAGGGAAAGGCAATGCTGGGAAGCCTGCCATGATCAAGGCTGCTCGAGAGCGGTTTGGCTACGAAGGGAATGATGACAATGTTGCTGATGCGATACATATTTATCAACTTGCAAAAACAATTTATAAGTAATTTAAAACCGAACCACCATGATACTCTTATTTGAATTCAGTCTTGTAGGATTCATTTCCGGCGCAGCTGGCGGACTAATTGTTCTGTTAATTTATTTAAACGTAAAAAGAAAAGTCCAGTGACAGGCAACTACAAAACCTCAGACGACACCACCTACGAAGTTTTCTGGGGGAAATTCTCCGGCAAGGATGCCTTGATGGCGCAGTGTGTCTCTTCTCTGACAAAGAACGGTGCGCCGTTTCCTCTTTCGGAAGAGAATCTATTGAAAAATTTGAAGTATAATTTGTGGAAGAAAATTGAATAGCGTATGCCTTTTGAGTCAAGAATGAAAATATCGGATGTAAAAATATTCGATATGATTGCCGAAGATATCTTATGGTATCACCAGAATTGCAAGACACCCGACATCGAAAAGCTGCTTTCTGTAAGAGATCATCTTGCCACGTGCTCCTTTAACCTGGCATCCATCGCAGGTGATCTCAAACAGCGGTACAACACGAATTATTATATTCGAAAGATTGAGGTAGCCAAGTCGAAACAGGGTTTTATCAACTCTGGAAAGAATATGACACAAAGCGAAACGAGTAGTATTGTCTCCAGTGAAGAATACATTAAGGGAGAGATGGAAGCAGAGAGTGATTCTTATAAGGTAGATTTGCTCTTAAAGCAGGTCAATAAGATTTTGGATGCTATGGGTCAGCGCATCGCCTTTGCGCGTTCTGAGATGGAAAATTCAAGGCGTAGTGGAAGTAATTATTAAACTTTAAGCAAATAACATTATGCCAAATTCAGACTTGATTTTCATTGGAATTGTCATTGCCGCATTATCCTTCATCGTGGGATATGCCTTGGCTTATACCATTCGCAGTAACAGGGCCATATTTTACTCTAAAAGCTTTTCTTATGAGGAACGAAGAGACTTATGGGTACTCATTGAGGCCTACGATAAAGGAAAAATTAAAGTAGAGCGCCCCGAACCAAAAACTGTTACCTTGTATAATAAAATTAAATTTGTGAAGGGAGATTTAATCAATAAAATATAATTTCGTTATGGAATACCTTGAATTTGCACTAAGCTCTTTCTGGCGATTTGCTGGCTCTATTGTAATTCTCTCAATCATTTGTACTACGATATGCTTCCCGCTAAGGATAGTTTTCTTGCTCTATAATCGTCACTTAAGGCATCAGAATATACTGAAACACGGTTATCCACCTGCTCATTGTGACGCAGATGGAGATTTTAAACAAAGTGAAACTTTAAAATAAATAACCCTATGGAATACATCATCGGACCCATTGCAGTCATGGCGCCTATTATCGTTTACCTTTACTTTCAGCTCCTAAAAAGTAAAGCGCAGAGAAAGGAGATTGAGAAAGAGTTGGAGGAATCAAGAAGGATTAGAAAAAGCTGGTCTAGCTAACTCCTACCACCTTTCTTCCGCCAACGATTCGCGCCGAACCATCTGACAGCGTAAAACATCACAAATACCTGCCACTTTTTGATGCCCATGTCAAGTAAATTTCTTCGGAAGAGGTCATCTGCGTAATACCTTGCAGCACGGTCGCCGAGTTTATCTTTGAAATGCTGAGTAGTATACATGAAATCGTGAAGGATAGATGGCGGCATCGCAAGACCATGAGCTGGAATCAATACCTGAAATAATCTTGGCACAGAGGCAAAATCAGTAACGAAATTTGCTGGCACGATGAAATCATCAATAGCGCCATGAACGGACGTCTCCTCCACGGTTTCATACCACGAAAAGCGTCCGTTCGGCTTATTGTATTTTCTAACCCTAAAGTCGGGATAATAATAAAGCATATTATTTTAGTATTGAGCTTCCTGACCTGAAGAAAACGCAACGGTGCCACCTCCTGAGACTACACTTCTTAAACGAACCCACCACCCAGCAGGAACTTCACATTGCAAGTTGTAAAGCGTTGTCTCGTTAATCCCTACGGATAGAGATACGGCTAAAGTTTTTGTTGACCCAGCTCCATTCACCGTAATCCAGGTGCTATTGTTAGCACTTATCTCCAAAAATGCCTGCGCATTACTGTTTAAATTTAATAAAGAAAGTCCGGTTACGCAAGAAACTGTATAACTAACTCTCGCAGGACGTGTCGTAGAGACCTGAAAAGAAGTGCCTATTGTTCGTGAAGGAGCATTGTTAAACGTTACAGCAGCCGCTGAACTTGAGATCACACCAGATGTAATGTCAATACCAGTGCCAGCGGTGTATACTGTCGGAGTAGGCACATTTAAAGCTCCTGTAGAAGGGTTGTAAGTTGCGGCTCCACTTCCTGTAGTGGTTAAGCTGACTGCTGCTCTTGCGCGGGTGTCTGTATAGTACAGCCTACTTCCCTCTGTAATCTGACTCGTGGTCGTTGGAATAGTAGGTGCGCCAGACAGATCACTGTACAGCCCTGAGGTGGCAACAGCTGCAAACGTTGGCTTCCCTGTGATCGAGGCCCAACTCTGTGCCGGCACCGAAGAAATATAGCCGTTCGGGTTACTGCTCGAATAAGGGGTAAAACCTAAAGCGGAGGCAATCTGTGCAGAGGTGATCCCTGTCAAGAACCCTGCCCCATTTACAAGTTGATTGGTATTGGTAGGTATGACAGGTTTGTTGAGTATCTGGCTCACCCCTGAAGCGCTATTCCAGTCAGAGTTTACCTGTGCCGACGGAATCGTAGGAAGCCCACTCAGATCAGAATAATTACCCGACAACGCTACTGCTGAAAGGTTTGGCTTCCCTGTGAGAGACGCATAGCTCTGCGCGGGCACACTCGTTAAATACCCGGCATCGTTTGCAAAAGCGCTCACATTGGAGGGTACAGTCGGAATGGTAGGCTTACTTGAAAGATCATTATAACTCCCACTCGTTGCCACAGCCGAAAATGTAGGCTTAGAAGTGATTTGGCTCCAAGTCGGCACATAACTCATCGGGCGGTATAGAGGTGCCGTAAAAAGCGCAACACTATCCTTTAAGCCGCGTATCTGACGGGTGCGAAACTTTAACGAAGAGGTCCGGGCAACCCACGTTCGGTTCATAGCTCCGGCCACGGTATCGACAAACATCACATTGAGTACGGCGCTATCAATAGGTATGGCCTGACTGGCGATCAACCGGCTGGCGACCTGTGCATAAGAAACCGACGAAGTAAGTAAGATGAAAAATAAGTGGGATAAGCGTTTCATGGTCTGATTGGTTTGTTAAAAATGTCCGATCAGTGGGTTATTGTAGCGAGGTAAACTTTAACGAATTGTTGTAGAAAATATAGTGCTCTCCGGGCATCATTTGAATCGAAGAGAGCGAAGTGCCGGAATCGTCAATGTCTTCAAAACCTGCATTCGAGATCACATTCACGGCACCGCTGCCTTGATTGATTAAAATAAGACGTGCTGTAATGCTGGCACTCAAAGCGGGAAGCTTCCAGGTAGCGGTCGTCCCATTGAACGTGTAATACCCTGTAATGGTCCCTAAATCAAGGGTTGCCGCCGCAGACACCACATTCATTGCGACTGACTGGCGTATCCATCGCCCCGTTGCTACGCCTGTTACCTGAATAACACTAAACCCGTCAGCAGTGGCCGTTGAAGAACCGCTCCAGAAGTAGATCGCTCCCCAGGAGTCATTCATGGACGTTTTGCCATTCACCATCACAGAAACTCCGGGAGATCCCGCCTGACTGCTCAGGTCAGAAATTAATGCAAACGAAGTAGGTCCTAATTGTGACATGGCTAAAGCTATTTTTTGACCACATAAGTTACTAAGAGTTTCTTTTGGTTCGGGAAACTTTTTTAAGAACTTAGTTAACGGTTGTTAATATCTTGCCGTTTCTTGTAAGAATCTTTCCGTTACGGGTTCTTATCTTGACAGAAAGTGCTCGAAGTAGCACACTACCCACGTAAGCAGGAATCGTTTTAACCGTATAGTTTACATTGTTTACATCTTTGCGAGGCACGTCAAGTGTGACATCCACCGGCGCTGCGGTATAGTTGTAATCAAAACGCATATCGGTTGCATCGGCCATACTCACAGAAGATTTCACGGAAGCAGCGTCCTGATTATATGTGCTTTTCCATGTAGCCAAATCGATGTTGGTTACACTATATGAAGCGCCGGCGTAATTTCGGTATATGCTGAACGTATCTGTATCGCGGACAGGTCTTGCGTAGACATTGTTGTTAAAAGTGCCCAGCAAAGCCAGGTTGTCATCCGAACCCATCTCGATACGGAAACACAGCTGATCGGCGGTCTTCCCGATAAAGGTATTGCCTGTCAACGTAATGTTGCGCGGGATGTTGTTGAAGTCCGTCATGGCAAACTGATACCGGCAGTTGTAAACCAGATTATTGGTGATGGCATTGCTGCCGTTGTTGTTGATGAATATCCCCGCCCACTCGCCGTTTGCTACTACATTCTCTGTTACCGTGCAGTTGTGCGTGTCAGCTCCGTTATCCAAGTAAATCCCTGCGGCTTTACCGAACGGCTCCCAATAACCCCAATTTGCACCCTCATAAGCGCCAATGGCATTCAGCACAATATTCTTACGGATAATCCCGTTAAGTCCTATGAAATTGTAAATTCCTCCTCCATCATCTTTGATCGTGCAGTACGTATCCACCAGGTTTTTCTCTACTAAAGCTCCGTCGCCAGTCCAGTCAATGGCATTATAACCTGAATTGATTACCCGGTTGTTGGTAATCACTGCGCCCGTTCCTGCAATAAAGACCCCACATTGCGCGGCATCCCCACTCCTTCCCGTACCTGCCACAATCCCCGAATTGGTGATTACATTATTATTGAGGGTAATATTATTCGCGCTATACTCAAACATGACCCCATTGTTAAAGGAGTCCGTGATCGAGCATCCGTCAATAGTTACTCCATTCACATTCCCTCCATAGAGGGCATTGCCACCCTGACTAACCCAGCTACACCCATTAAAATCCGCCGTGGATGCGCCAATGATCCAAGCCCCATACTCATTCGCCCCTTCAAAAGAAAGCCCGTTACAGGTGATATTATTAAGCGAGTTGATCTGAATGTTTTTGTCAAGTGTACAAGCTTTGATCACTTTCCCTGAAGGGGTGCCTGATCCAAAGTGTACATACAACCGGTTATTCGGATTGTCGTAATACCAGTCTCCTTCTTGGGTGACAGCGCTTAGATGGGACTGTATGAAATACCCATTGCCGTCAAGTCCGCTGTAATTGGTGTTGTTGCCGTATTCATTGGCTGAGGCGTAATTTAAGGTGTTTCCGCTGCGGGACGTGATCGTATGCCTGTCGAGGATAAAACGCTCCTTACGGATCACCACCTCTCCACCCGCCGGATCAAAAGGAATCGTACCAACAGAAGTCCCATTAATCGAAGCATTGCCTGTATGCCCTGTATAAATCAGATACCCGGTTTTCGGGTAACGCCCTTGTGATTTAATCACCCCGTTGTAAGTGATCGCATTCAAAGAAGGCACATCAAGCGTAGCATAATAAATATTGCCACTCGAAAGTGTCCACGAAGAAAGCTGTGTTAACCCCGTAATGACCGGGAGTGCCCCTGAACCGTAATTGCCATAGGTGAGCCCTGCATTCTCGGATTGGATCTTCACAGGAAACGTATCACCCCTTTTGAAAAGGATCGTATCGGAAGCTGCCAAAGAAGATACCTGCATCGAGGCGAACTTGGCCGCGCTCCACGCATTGGCATCATCCAGACCAGAGCCTGTGCCACCAGCCGCCTTGACGTAATAGGTTGCCATCAGAGTGAATATTTAGCTTTCAGGTAATTATAAATCGCTGTCTCGTTGGTACTGTTATCAGCCACCCTTCTAAGAATCACCTCTTTGACTTGAATATGAGAAAAGCTCCCTACATAGTCAATACCATAGTTAGAACCGATCGTAAACCCTGTCAAAGGATTCGTGCCTGGGTTCCCTGTGTTAGGCGATAAACTGTTCACGATAAACTTTGAGCTCGCCCCGTTAAAAAGTGTCCTCAAAATAATGAACGATCCAACAGGCGCATTCCCGGCACTCACCGCACCACCGCCAGCCTCCATCGTTAACGTCGCCACACTGCCTGAGATACTATTGATGTACACCGGACAATTCGCGCCCGAGTTTGCGCCGCAATACAAAGCACCTGCTGCGTCAGAGAATATCTTGACGACAATATAAGTAAACTCAGGCTGTGTCAGCGTAAAGTTTGCGGTCATGTAATTAAATACCCCATTAAATTCAATCCCGTTCGCACTCCATGTCGGCGTGCTGTCTTCATTCGGAGAAGTCAAATCACGTCCGCTGCCTAGAAAATCATTCCAACGGGAAACTTTTTGAGACCCGTCTTTGGTAATAGTAGCCGTCTCATCGGATTTATACCACGCAGCCGTATTCCCGTCAGAGAGTACCGCCGGAGGACCCGAAGAACGCTTATATCCATTGATCAGTATCATAACGTAGTGCTGCCGACAAAGTCCCACTTGACAGCCTCAACGTTATAGATAAACGCTAGATACTGTGTTTTTGACGCGATCGTAGCGGTCGGTAGAGGCAGTTCACTACCTGCTCTAAAGATGGCATTCCATGTCAACGTGCGAATACTGGCGTCTGACGTAATGCGGAGGATCAGCTCCTGGTTCTGTACCGGCGTTCCCGTTGGTGCAGCAATCGTCGTGTTCGCCACTAAAGCGGTTACATTATAATTATCTGTCGTATCCACATTCACCGTAATCGTTGCCGCTGAAGTAGTGCCATTCGAACGGGGAGCAGAGCTGACAAGATCACTGGCAAGCAAATTTCCAATCGGGATATTGCTGGCAGCGGGCGTCGTCTGGCGGACCCACCTGCCGGTTGTGATCGCTGTGACCTTGATCACGTTGATCCCGTCATGGGTAGCCGTGCTCGAAGCATTCCACGCATACGTCCCTGCCTGCCCATCGTTGAAGGAAGTACCCCCGTTGGTTCTTACCTGAATCCCTGCGGCCCCCCCTTGATTAACAAGATCCGTTGCCAGGTCAAAAAGTGCTGCGCCGATCTGTGCCATTATCTTTTATAAGAAATATTATAGCTTAGGTTATTCGTTCCACTGGCCGGAGCTACCGCGTAATTAAAAATAAAATTCGTTGCATCGGCTGTCACTAAAGGCTGCACGTTAGAAGCTGCATTGTTAGGCACGATTCCTGTCAAAACAGGCGTATAACCAAGGCCATGTGCAATGTTAATTGTCGTCAGCACACCTGTACCTGAAGCAGTCTTTACTTGATACTGTTCTACATTGGGGTTGTAATAATCTATTATTTTAAAGTCTGTGCCCGTAGATTGAACAGTTATCGCTTCGTTTTGATTTCTCAATACAAAATTAGTCCCACCATCAATAGATCCCACAACTGTAACAGTATTCGCCGTTGCATCTGTTTTCTTTATGGTATATATCCTGCCAGAATCTACCGAGAACGAAGAAGATGCCGAAGGCAGAGTCGCATTTAAGTTTCCTGAGGTCGCGTTGTATAATATTGTAGAATCATCAGCTGTTATCGTATAGTTAGCTGTTTTAGGCGTTGCATTGATTAAAGTTCTTATTATTTTAGGCGTGATAGCGATCCATCCTGTATTGTTAGCTCCGGCGTCTTCTATAGACTTAAAGTAAACAGAGCCATTAACGCTCGCGTCTGTCCGATACCCTATAGTGCTTTTTGCTGCAACAATAACACCTTCAGGACTCCCCGTGAATTGAGTGAAAAACGAATCATTAACATTTATCACATCCCATTTTGCCCCCCTTCTTCTTAAAGTGATTAACTGTCCCGCTCTAAATATAAGCTTCGTTAAAGCAATCGGAATCGCAATATTGCCCGTAACATTTAATGTTAAGGTGCCTAGCGGGGTAAGTACAATCTCATTACCGACCCCTTTTGTAGAAGATATAGTATTTAACTCAGTAGTAGTAGCGTTCACTAAAATTCGGCCAGAATGAGAGTTAATAGTCAACACCCCGGCTCCTGTTACAGATCCTTGATAATCAATTGTTTTATAAGTAGGAACAAATTTATTTGCAGATCCATAGTTTACTCCACTTAATCCATCTCCTATAATAGTAAAATCATGAGCTCCTGATACAGCACAACCATCAAAACTCATCTCACAAGTAGATCCTACATAAGCAAGACATCCTTCAATTGTCGCATTTGTTATCCGAGACCCTAATCCACAGGCTCCAAAGTAGTTGTTTAACACATTCACTTGACTCCCTGTCTCTATATAAATAGGCCTTGCCAAATTTTCAAAATGACATCCATTTAAATTGACCGTTTTCACAAAGGATGTCCTAACTCCTTTATCTCCATTCTGAAAGGTACATAAATTAAAGTCTACGCTATATATCTGATCCGTATCTCCTGTTGTTACACTTGAGATGAGCTCAACATTTACTGAATCTACCAAAGTATTCTCTGCTGCTCCATCAAATTCACATCCATTAAACTGAATCTGCCCAAATTGCCCATTTGCCCGCAAAGCCCTTGTGGTCGCGTTGCTCCTAAAAGCAGTGACTCTATTAAAAGTTAAGAACTGATTGGCAATATCCCTGAATGTGCCTGAGATGTTAGGGTCAAGAGCAGTGAAGTTCATTTGATGGCCTAAGAACCCTCTAATATTGACATCACTCATGCTACTATACCACCAACCACCTGTATTTTCTGTTGGAGAATAAATAGCCGTAGCATCAAATCCAACCTGTCCTGGATTATTGGGATTTCCCGAAAGATTAAAATTCTCTAGCCTTATATCACGAACCGTCCCTTCCATTAGTCTAAAAAACGAAGGCTCCGAGCTGGTCATAGCACTAAAGCTTACGCGCCCTTCTCCTATCAAAGAAACATTTTTAACTATGTAATACAGTAGTCCATATCTGCCCCGAGGAACTACAACAACGCTAGATCTCCCATCAATAATGGCATTTGTTGCTTTTTCGAAAGCAACTGTATTATCGGTGCCCGTTAAAGTAGTCGTATTAAAATCATCTACCGCCCCGAACCACTTAACATTGACTCTCGCAACATTTAAAATAACATTCCCTAAACCAGAAAATAATTGTTGGTTTTGCTCATTTATTGTACTTAGCAAAGTCAGTACAACTCCTGTCGATATATTAAATGTAGCTCCTGGAACCCAGTCTATTTTAACATTGGCAGGGATCGTCATATTGCTTGTGATTGCAACCGTTTTATCGAGCACAATCGTCGCAGGATTGCTCCCGAAATCATTGATCAGCTTTTGAAATTTTGCTTGCGTAATCGTCGTTAAACGGCTCACCGGCCAAGGACCTGCGGCATTCCATTTGAAGTAAGAGCCAAACGTAGGAGAGCTTGCTTCGGTATCTTTATTGTAGAGACCTCCGCAGAGCGCATCTGTCATAGGTGTTGTCCCGTCTTGCCAAACAGTAACTACTGTTGGGCGTAAATCTTCGCCTGTGACAGGATGCAGCTTTCCCGGTATTAAATTATTTACGATCGCCATAGCTTAAAATCCTACTGTATTGTTATAAACTGTATTAGAACCGCCTCCTGCTGGCCCTTGAGGACCCTGTGGCCCTTCCGGCCCTTGCAGGCTTGCCAGCCACTCTTCTTCTGTGCCGACGAACCCCTCGTCAACAGCAACCTGGTAAGCGGACTTCCCTTCAACGCCTTCCGTTTCCAGCTTTTCTATTTGACAGTTCAGCCGGCGAAGGTCTGTGTAATTATCTCCTGTTAGTCTCATGGATTTTAAGGCGCTTTTTTGTTAGATAAATCAAAGTAATATTTTTCAATCTAAGTCAGGCAGATAAAATCCCTCCAACAATCATCTTATCCTTCAAGTCCTCAAAATTGACCAATAACTTATTATAATTATCAACCAATGCGTTGAATTCGGCTTGTGTGGGAGGATTGCCAGAGCCAACAGCTGTATTTATAAGTGCTGTAGTCGGGGAACTTGCCGCTTTCCTAGAATCTACATAATCTTTTCTAGTAAGATTTGAAGGGTCGGTAGGAGCTACTGTAGATGAAGGACATACTTGAAAGTCAAAATAGCCATATCTTCTATCAACCTTAAAAGTAGTACCCAGCAATGTACCATCATCAGCAAATCTACTCAGAGTAAGATTAGATCCGTCATTTGATCCTGTTTGCGCTCCAACCCTTTCTAGTCCCCATATCTTTTTATTTGCGACATTTATAACAAACCCTGAAAAGCTAGAATTAACGTCTGCCGATTCTGAGACAAAGTTTTTCCCGTATACATCCGCAGGAACCCGAAGCGTTGAATCGATATTCTCCAGAGTGGACGAGCCGTAACTATTCGCTTCAAATTTTACAACCGGAGATCCTATTCTTTTCGCAGCAACATGACTACCCGAACCTGACAGCGCGATACTGTTTCCTATAATATGGGTGTTGTTTTTTATCAAAAGACCATTATGTATCCCTTGAAATTTATTACCTACAATGCTGTTATCTGCGCTCTCTATTTGCATACTCCATTCACAGCCTTCAACCCGGTTTCCTGTCACGACATTCGAGCCTGCATTCCCCAGCAAAGAAATTCCGTAGGTGTGATTATCGATAAGTGACGATATAATTGCAGTTCCATTTGTAGTCCCCTGGATAATACTCTCAGCTTGGAAAGTGCCTGTCAAAACTTCAATCTGAAGCCGCTGCTCTTGCTGATTCCAGCCTACAAGTCTACCTGTTGCACCGCTGGTCACACCTACGATTTTATAGGCATTATCCTGTGGCTCAGGTACAAGTCCTGAAGCAATACTATAACTGACGACTTTGTTTAAGTTTTCAGGCGCAGGAATTATAATTTCATTGCCGCTGATCACATTGGCAGAAACCCCTCCGGTTATAGATTCGATATAAATACCGTGCATCTCTCCATTGAATAGCCCGTTAGGATCATACAATGAATACGGTCTAAAATTGTTGCCTATGATTTCACAACCCCCTCCGCCACTAAACTTGCTGTAAATCCCCGCGAACTTGTATCCTTCAAAAATATTTCCTGAAATATAACTCTGTACAAGGTTTGTTTTTAACGCATAAAACCCTCCATCGCCTGTGTTTTTGGTAATTTTAGCATAAAAAGAGTTGATCTCCATCAAAGCCGTATTCTGGCCCCCATTGACCGTAACGGTATTGAAGTAGTTGTCTGAAATATCTGCCAGATAGTTATCTCCGGTATCATCTCCTACTTTCAAACACATCTCCTCCCCTCCTCTTAACGCACAGTGGTCGAGCCTAAAGAAAATAACCTTGTTGGCGTAGATGCACATATCCGCCTTTTTCGCATGAAATTCAATATCATGAATACGAATATTAGAATCCTTTTTAGGAGAAACTCCAGAACCTGCAGGCGTTAATTCTAAAAGATTTTTCCCGATTAATCCATCTCCAGCACCTACGATGTAAGAAACCCCTTCCCCTTTCCCTCTTAGTATAATTTTATAGCTATCGTTGTTTAACTTAGGTTTTATCGTATCTCTTATGATATATTTACCAGCAGATAATTCAATGGCAACACCAGATATTGGCGCACTGTCAAACATTTTCTGGAATGCAGCTGTGCAGTCCGTTCCTACATAGGCATTGTTTATTAAAACAGCATCCGGTTTTGCGCCAAACTCTTCAGGGTAAAGAACTCCATTCTCCCAATTGCGAATTCCATAATTTCCATCTGCAAACTTAAAATAAACAATATTGTCAATATCGGTATCTTTTATATTATCTTCGCTTTCAGAGGGATCCCCATTGATTTTGGTGACCGCCTGATTTACAGTAATCTCCCTACCTGTATACTGAGAAATTAATCCGTAATAAGTATTGCCTGTTTTAAGATACCTCGATACTGTCGCTTGCGAGCCGGCAACAGGGATAAAATAAGGTAGATCACGCCAATCTTTGCGGATATACCGCTTGTTGTCCTTTACAAGCACGGTAATCCCGTCGTCTGTTGAAGTCGTGTCATCAGCGTCATACACAAACAACCCTTCTAAGCCTTCATCAATAATGATAAAGGAATTCTGTGTAAAGACATCGGCATCACGCAGCTCTTGTATTGTAACTTGACTGTACTGAGATACAGCTGGAGTAGATGTGCCCACCAAAGACTCTAAATCTCTAATTTTGCACCACAGGCTGTTGATACTCTGCCACATTTCTGATAGACTAGGGATAAAACCTCTTTTAGGATTTCTTTCGAAGGACATGCGTTAAGTAGTTATTTGTGAGTTATTATTAATTAGCTTTGAAATCTTGTTATAATACAGCGTCACGTCGCCAAGCCCAATCAGCCCTCCATTGATCGCCTTTCTTGCACCAGCAATGTCTTTAACATCAGCGTACCGGTTAATATCATTACGCTTCCAGTACCGCGCAGACGTAATTAAACCCCAGTACGGAGTCAATAAAAGATCAGGATTTGAGATAATCTTCCCGTTCATGTTAAAAGCATTATCGCTATCCCGGTAATTGTTTAAACCCGTCAGCATAATCAGGCCTCGACCTCTATACTTATAGCCATCTCCTGGCGCCTTATTTCCCATTCGCCCGGAGTATACCGCGTTCCCGATTAATTCCGGTTTCCGCTGAATTTTTACAGCCGTTTCGTTAGGGGTCTTTATCTTTGCATTCTTGTCAACAGCAAACCTTGAAGGCCAGATGTCCGCCAGTCTCTGCGCTGTATAATTTAAATTCTCTTCAAACTTGGTAAACCCTTGACACTCATGCCCGACCTGCGCCAAAAACATGACTGCTCTTAAATTACTATCAATAGACGCATACGCAAAAGCCTGTTCCCAAAAAGAATCGAATTCTGCAATTCTGCTTTTAGGGAATACTTTTTTTGCTACTGCTATAAAAGAATCCAGATCGATCATTTCCAAGGCCACCTAAACTTTTTCTTCTTTTTTAATATCACCGTGTCTTTTGGAGGCGTCAACACAATAACAGGCACCGGCTTCTCCTCCTTGATAGGGTGCACATTAAAATTCATAGGCATTCGGTCCGATTTGTAAACAGCCACCCGAAGCGTCTGCGTTGCCAGATTTTTAACCTGAGTATGCTTTTCCTTGTTGATCAAAAGATCCTGTGTTAGTTGTTTACTCTCCTCGGTGATGGTCTGCGTTTCTGCCACAATCACTTTCGTCTTCTCCAACTCTATGCGAAGGCTATCGCTAACCCGCGCCAGGCGGATGCTATCGTAATTCACTTTCGCCTTACTCTCGCTTAGCTTGGGAGCCTGCTGTGAGAAGCTGTTCTGTGCTCTGTCGCCAAAAGCGAACAGGAGCATGGCTGACGATAATAGAAAGAGAATACTTTTCATTTTCATTTTTCAATCGGTAATTACCGCTTTTATCTGCTGAATAGTTGATTTCGTGCTCTCAGTAGTTTTACGGTTCTGCATGTTGATCTGCTGCTGTCTTGCGTTTTCTTCCCGTTGCTTCTCGTTAATCGCAACTTGCTTTTCGTTTAGGGCTTTTTGTTCTTCATATAAATCTTTAACCATCTTAAACTTTTCACGGTCAGATTCTGATTTAGAAGCTTCTTTTTCTGCTAACGCTTTTAATTTCTCCGACCGCTCAATCTTTAACTCTGCTTCGTAATAAGTACGCGTATTGCCAATTTCTTTAAACAAATAAACTACAGTTCCTGCGAGCACACTAATGACTATAAAACATCCTGCCAGTAGTCTCTTCGCATCACTGTTTAAGTCGAGCCACCAAGTAATTTTCATTTTTCATCGATTTTGACGTTGGGTTATAAGGTGATGGTGGCTCCCCACAAAGTACTCATTTTTTTACTAAAATTGCTATAACTTGGGACACTATTACGCCAGCTGCTGTGCCTGAAAGAAACCAAACCACTTTATTGCCATCGCCTTTCTTTCTCACTTCCTTCGTCTCGTATACAATCTTAGGCACAGGCTTTAACGCATTATCAATCCGGTGATCCAATTTAGTGTAGATACTCTGCCTCAATAAAAAACTATACTGTGCATCTGAGATCGCTACACCACTATCAAACGGGAATTTCTGCTCTTTGTACAGGTATTTGAATTGGCTTAAAGAATCTTCTTTCGCCTGTGCAAAACTGAGCCAAGGCATACTTACTAACACTAAAAAAAGGACGGCGGTTCTCATAATCATTTTCGTTTAAGCTCTTCCAGACTAGGGTATTTCTTTACCAACCCCCTTACATCTTCTGTCTGCCTTAAATGTTTCACATCCTCAGCGATAGCCCTGATTTCGCTTCGGTATTTAGCGGTATCATTTAATAAATCAACCTTGTCACGGGTCAGTGTTAAAATCAATGCAGAATCGGACTGCGATTCATAGGTAAGCGTTTTAATTCTATCATTCGCATTACGAAGTTTCATCGAAAGAATAGCTCCGTAGATAAATAGCGCCAGCAGCACCGCGACAGATATTACCAGCTTTTTGTTGTTTTTAATAAATAACCAAACTGCGATCATGGTGTTCTGTTGATCCAGGCCAAGCACCCGGTGTTATTTTTGTCTCGAATCCATACTCTATAGTTCACGCCTGTCGTAAGACCCGTGAAAAGCATTCCCGCATCCGGATCGCCAATCGTGTTATCCTGCACCCAGTTTACTGTCGTCACATTCGCAGCTGATTCAGGCTGGATCCCAAACTGGTATTGCCCCGAAGTTCCTCCACCCCAGCGGTCGATGTAAATCGTGTTTCCTCCTGAAGTCACAGCCTGGCTAATGTTAATCGAGCAAGGGATAGCCGCTCCGGTATAGGTGACAGGTGCCACGTTGAAAGGCACACATTTCGACTTAAAGCCCCAGACTGTACCCCCTACACTGCCGCCCCCGCAATCTCCATCAATAATAAATTTAACAGTAGAACCTACAGGAAGGTCAATCTTTCCATAAGTGTACTCAGGTTGATATTGACAACTTCCGGGAGGGTTACAGGTGTTAGGAAGCGGGCCCGCACAGAAGGTGTCAAACCAGGTAATATTGTTCACCTGGACACGTAACCTGTCAGGGAAGTTCGAGGTATACCATTCCCAGTATACACTCAACTGGGATGAAGTATTGTTTAGATACACATACTCTCTACTGCCTCCCACACCACCCGCGCTGTTGCTCGAGTTGCATATGTTAATGTTCGTATCATTGCCTCCACAAACAGGACTTGTCATCAGGATCGTTGCATCGATGTACGCATCGCATCCTGTACCGTTATAGATTCGGATCGTAGTTACTTCTTGCGTGCCTTGCGTCGGAGGAAAGATCGGAATGAACGTATCTCCGCTTTGATTAATATTTCCATCACTTACCGAGCAGTTGTCACAGTTAAACACACCCGTGCCGTAACAAATTTTGTAACGGGTCGCATTCACCATGTTGTAGAAACGAACCGTCCCCGGTACTAAGTTTCCATTGTTACAGCTTGGCTGGGTATACTCCATCGCGCCATTCGGCTTCGGATCAGGTCCTGGACCGCCACCCCCACAAGTGATCGTAAAACTTTCTACATGAGAACACCCTGCCGCATCGGTAATCTGTACGTTGTATGTGCCTGGATTGCCGTCTGTGGCGGGCTCCCATCCAATCACACCTGAACTGTAACTTCTATACCGCTCATATCCTTCACCGACTTTACGAACGCTAATAGTTAATCCTCCCGAAGCCCCTGTCACCGTGACTGGAATCGTGGTACAGGTAGGCGTGTTGATAGTGAATGTTAGCGTACAACCACTCGCACAGGTTGGACTAACCAATGCGGCAGGAAAATCCGTATACACATCACAGGAGTCTCCATTATATACGCGTATCACCACATTCTGCGTTTGACCTTGCGGCGCGGGAAATATGCCGATGACAGTATCTCCAGTCTGATTGACAAAGCCATCACTCGCTCCACAGTCGCCACAGGTAAACGTATTGTTGTAGCAAACTTTATAACGTGTGCCATTAGATACATTGGATAGCCTTACGTTGCCAGGAGTTAAGTTTGTTCCATTACATACCGGCTGAACAATACTGCTGTCGAAAGTAGGCGCTGTGGGGTTACATGTGATGGAAATTTCATCTTCATCCATGCAACCATTCGCATCTGTAAATTTCACTTTATACGTAGCAGCGCCTTCAATCGGGTTGTAAAACACAAAAGAACCTGCACGATCCAAAAACCTTTCAGTCGTAGGATCGGAAACCTCTGTTACGTTGATAATATAAGGAGGTGTTCCATTTGCCAGCTCTGTGCCGATAATCCGGTTACACTGGATAAATGTGGCATCGACGGTAAAGTTACACTCAAAGTCATTATCAAGATCAAAGTTGGCAAAAGCAAAACAACAGTTCGATTCATTATTGGCAAAAACACGTACCGTCACATCCGGGATACTGTAAATACCTTCTGTGATCGGAACATTAATTGAAAAAGAGGTACTGGTTGTGGTAACGGTTGCAACATATGGATTTGGAATATTACTATTCACCAACAAAGAACCATTGCTGTTGTAAAATTTAACGGCAAGTTGATAGGTATCTGTCCCAATTGGAGTCAACCGGGACAGACTGTCAATGCTTATGTTGATTTTAATATTATTCACAGAATCACTTATTGAATTTTGAATGCAAAAATACCATTGCCTTTATGGGTAAAACTTCCGTCAGGCGTGTTATACGTTGTTGTCCCCGCAAACCCGGCATGAATGTTTAACCCTACATACACACTGCCGGCAGGACCTGTGCCTTTCCAAAGCATCGGGCGCATACCTTCGTAGAATTGGCGCGCTGCATTGGCAGAAGCATAGTTAGAAACACCATATCTTGACACTTCTCCTGTTCCCAGCACACCCATCTCAGGTGTATCTCCATTGTAATAGCCTGAACGCTGATTCCCGTTCTCATTGTAGTTGAACGTAGCCCACTTCAGCGAAGTCGTCGTTCTATCCCAGATCTGGCCGTAGATGTAATTCCCTGCCCACGATCCGTTATTATGAGAAGCTGGATTCCCGGCGAACTGTCCTCCTGTGTTCTGGGAGATTGGATGCCCAGGAGCTCCAGGCTGATACTGCGTAATAGGACCTCCATCAGGTTGCCATTTGTTTTTCCAAGGCTCTGCGCCACCGTAATAAGCCACATCAAAACGCTTGTCATTTAACCCAAACTTGCCGTTGTCATCCCAAATTACGTACCCTTCCGTCATCAACAAGTGAATCAAGGCATATGCTTTCAGAAGATCATAATTCCCTTCAATAGAAGACAACCTGATTAAATCACCTCCTGCATCACGCACAGGAAACCGTTGCCAAACCCCTGATCGGTCTGTACCTGGAAGGGTTAATCCTTCTACAGTGCCATTGGCATAACAAATACACTTGCGGTTATTACGCTGGATATAATTTCGCTCGATGTTGTATACAGCAGAGTACAAACCTCTGCCCTGAAACTGCGTCCCCAATCCTTCAATATAACCAGGCAGAATTCTATGGCGATAGTTGTATCCACCATACTGCTCGTAGTTATTTGTCGTATAAACGCCTTCATTATTTCGGTTGGTCTTGCGAGCTTCTGCTACTGATTGTACTTGCGCCACCGCGGTAAGATATCCAATGTCATCCATTTGAGCATTGGTCGCCCATCCGTAGATACCGCAGAAGTAATCCGCAATAATCCAGTTGTTTTCTACAGAGACACCGTCATTCTCCAAAAGGAGCTGAGCTACCCTTGCCAAAATTGCTTCGCACTTTGCATACCGCGAAGCTTGATCTGGGTTGGAGCTGCCATGGATATTCGAGTCTTCCATTAACTGTGCAAACACAATAGAAGGATGCCTGTTGCCATAAAATACGGACAAGGCCAAGTTGTCAACCGAGTCGTCAAAGTTATAAGCACGGGCATTCGTCCACGTCTTATCATAAGGGATTACTCCGTTATTCACATCTTCGTACTGTGCCTGGATTCCATTGGTTAACCCTGGAGAACCCGGCACGCCGACAATTTTACTTAACGGGATATCTTGTACGCGCTTGGTGATCATGTAGCGCTTGTTGTGGTTTACCACTAAAGCGTCATACAATTGAAAAGACGAAAACCAGTCATTTTTTTTAAGCCATATAGGCTCTCTTTGTTCTACGAAAGCCATGTTAGTAACTTAGTTTATATTTATAAATAGACGCCCGGTGCAATTGTCCACTGTTATTGGAATACGTTTTATCTACCCCATTTGAAGCATCATTATTGCCAAAGCTCCACCAGACATGGATAGGATTGCCTTCTTTTATCTCTCTCAATGTCGTTCCCCAGTCCGTACGGGCCGGATAACCATAGACTGTAAGCTGCGTAAAGTCGTGCATCGCAATTCCACCGGAAGACCGCAAAGCCGCTAACTGATCAGGGTTGTTATCTTTCATATCCGCCCAGAAGCTATCCAACACAATAGGCGACACCGTTCTTTGTCCGTTAAAACTAGACTGTGAAGTAGGCATATCCAGCCTTACATTTCCATTAGGTAGCACCTGGAAGAAAGCAAACTCGCTGTTTACAATGTCATAATAAGCGCCATTCGCTTCTACCGTGCGCTTCCCGTCACGCACACCTACCGTAGGCGCCGGAGCGTCCGAGCTTGTATTGTAAAGGTTGTAATTTGTGCTTGTCACACAGCAGTTCTGCCGGGATTGGTTGTATATCTTAATCGTGATGCCTAAAATAGTATAGTCGCCACTGGTGATCGGGATATTCAAAACAAAGGTAGAACCCGAAGGTGTAACGGATAGATTCGTCGAATTAGGCACATTGGGGCTATTCAAGGGCGTACCGTCAGACTTGAGAAAATCTACGATAAAGTTATACGCGCCCCCTACGCCAGGGGTTAACCCCGTCAAAGAAGATGCCGTTAACGTAATTTTTAGATTATTCATGCTTTCTGCGTTACCTCGATGGAATCAATCTTAACATTATCACTCAAAGAAGGCACCTGAAAAGTCAATGCGCCACCTCCTTCACATTTCACACCCGTCAGCACCACTGTGATGTTGTCGCCTGGCTTAGGGATTTCTGTTAAAGCTAAAAGCACATGGCCTCTGTCCGAAGCTTTAGGCGTTAACTGTCCTTTTCCTAGCAAATTGGAGTCACTTCCTGTCACCTGCCAATCCAAAGGCGTCACCCCGTCGCCCCACCATTCCACATCAATTCCTTTTTCAGAAACCATCTTTGCGTTTAGCGGCGTAGGACCTCCTTTACAAGGATTCTCTACAGAAGGTTTTTCATAGAAAGGGTTGTCAAACACCAGCGCTCCTTCTCCGGTACACTCCACTCCGGTCAGCACCACTTTATACTGAGGAATCAGCTTCGACAGAGGTGCCGTCAACTTCAACTCAATTGTGGCCCCTTTCGGCTCTAGCTGACCTTTACTTAGATCCGTTCCGCTCAACTCCTCAACAAGCCAGTCTACCGGCGTCACCTTCACGCCATGCCAGTCTACACTCAACAACGAGTCACTTTTTACCGTCACACGTAGTGGCTTTGGTCCTGCATCGCATTTCCCTTTCTCGGGATCGGGAGGGACAATACCTCCCTGATCGATAATCTTTTGAATGCTGGCAATTTCAGCCTCTGTAGGTACGTAGCCCTCAGGAAGCTTTATTGTCGTCGATACTACAATTTTCTCTGCCATGATTAGTGGTTCTATATTTAGACGTTATTCAATTCTACTGAAGTAACACCCATCGTACAGCACACAAAACATGGATTATAAGTCCGAAGCGTGTGGTCCGTAAAACAAGTTGCTGAGTTGTTGTAAACCCGCACCGTAAAGTCTCTGTACTCCTGGCCTGTCGAGTAGCCCATATTAGGCAACACCACCAAAGGACCTACTCCTGTAAAGGAAGTTGCTCCGTCGTAATTCGGCGTACAGGTGAATGTCGTATCAATACACAGCTGCCAACGGGTTCCGTTTGCGATGTTGTTAATCGAGACATTTCCGTTGTTGTTAGACACGCCTGAGTTACAAGTCGGAGCCAGGCTACCTATCGTAAAAGTCGGGTTAACACACGCCTCCTGGCAATTCTTTCCTGCTACGGTGATAGGCTTATCTACATAACAGTCATTTCTACCGTTGAATATGCGCACTACATAACTGGTCGCATTGGCAGATCCTGCTAGCGAAGCAATATTAATCTGGCTGCCAACAACATCATACGCTGTGCTATAATCAGCGCCAGAATAAACAGATCCTAAAGAGTAGCCATATTTCGTGGCATTCCCTACCGAAGGTATCGTGATCGAGGCATTGTTATTAATCACACCGTTACCAGCGCAAGTAGCCTGCGTTACAACAGGCGTACCCGTTGTAGGCGATACACAAGAAGGCACATAACAAGGATTGTAAAACTTATACGCGATCGTGGTAAAGCAATCTGCCCTGCCGTTGAACACACGCACATTGTAATCCCTAAATTCCTCATTCGCGGTAAAGCCAATATTATTGACCACAACGGTGCTTGCCGGAGAGGTAATTGGCGTTGCTGTGTCATAGTTCGATGGGCAGTTAAAAATTGCTCCTACACAAACCTGATAGCGCGTGCCATTGGTCACATTGATCATTTTTAACTGACCATTGCTAACGGTCGCCTGTCCGCTACATGTTGGGTCTGACTTCTCAAACTGGAAGAAAGGTTGCACACACGTTGGATCACAGGTCGTATACCCGAAATTGGCAATCTTTTCCAGGTAACATTCCGTAGTCTGATTGAAAATAATCAACCGGTAGGATTTATCTGTCGATGAGCCTGGTACGCCCGTTACATTGATATAGCCTCCACTAGGGATTGCTGTACTCTGATTATAAGTCGGTCTTGGATTGCCTGAGCTTGGAAGCCATAAAGCATACCGGTCGCCTCCCGTTACAGGGCCATATTCGAAGTGTCCATTGTTTAAGAATTGTCCCGATTGAGAACAGGTCGAAGAAACAGTCTCTACGAATACGGGACCTGATGGAATTACACAAGTCCCACCTCCTCCACACGCTGTCGTTGTTGATCGGTAAGACTGAGTACATCCGTCAGTAGTCTTTATTTGAAGAAAGCCTCCGATACATAATGTCTCTTGGGGAACTACATCTACAACGGGACCCGGTACACAGCCACTTCCTGATACGATCACCTGGATGACCGCTCTTGGTCCTTCACAACCATTTAACGTCTGGCTGACATAATAAAGCGTAGTGCCTACAGATGTTGTAATCGGGACAGGCACTAAATTTGAACCTGTACCACCCGTCGCATTGGTATACCATTTCAGGGCTACCCCTGTAGCCGATAACGGTTGAGCAGACTGACCTACGACATAATTCACAGGCGTGACTACGGAAGGCGCTGGCGTTGTACAGCCCGGCACAGTTGTGTAAGCTGCGGCAACGCACGCATTATTCTTCTTTTCCCGTGCAAAATACTTATGAGGACCTGCTGGTTGATTTGAAAACGTTGGACTATCCTGCCAGGAAATTCCATCTCGGCTAAACTCAACAGCACCATTGCTTCCCACAACAGTCAACGTTATGGTTGTGCCTGAAATAATTGCGCCACCCATTTTTAGCTGACAACCCGGACCTTCATTGCCACCTCCGATCAAATCAATGATGTCATCACACAGTGACGGTTTCGCGATATTGCGAACAATCATCGTGTCAGGGGCAATGCAATCCGTGCATGGCTCTTGGCAATTGCAATCTAATTCAGGGCATCCGCACATTATAATCCGTATTTATCGTTCAGGTAACACTCTTTCTGTCTTAAAACCTCTACCGGCCAGTAAGGCAGAAAAGGGTACAGAAACATCATCTCAAAAATGGCTTCGTCTATTTCATTGGAAGCTTTACCCTGCTTAGCGAGGCGGTTGTTTTCACAATCCATTTCACTTGCAGTCTTGATAATCCTCTTTTGGAGCTCATAGGCGCTAAATATTTTCATCGCAGTGGGATCGAGTCAAGTTCTGCGCCTACCAGTTTTATCCGGGAAGCAATACATTCACAGTCACACCCTTCCGGTTCAGCTGCCGACAAATCCAATTTCATCTTGGCAAGCACGACCGTGTTCATATATTCTTTACGCTTGGCACTGCTTAAAAAGAAATTGTATTTGCAATCGTCGCCTAACGTCAACTTGTTCGCAAGGTCTCTGACCCGTTTGTCTTTATAACAGGTACTGATGATACGCTTTACTTTCACGCCCTCTGAAACAAAAATTTCTGACGTAGCGCCTTGGCTAAATATCTCAAACTTTGCCGTGATACATCCTTCAGGGAATCCTGTCATATATCCGTTGCAGTCAGGATCCAAATCCGGCACATCCGAACATCCTTCGCATCCGCAAGGCACCCCACAGTCACTACAACCGGGTGTTTGCTTCTGATAAGGAATATCATAAGCGTGAATCGTCCAAGGACCTTGTGTTTGATTCCACTGCCGCTCGAATTTATAATAGCCGTTGATGCCAAAGTCAAGCGAAATCTCTGTTTTCACAATATCTGCCGCATCTGTATTGATCGCGCCATAACCCCAGGGAGTCCGTGGGGAATATGCAGGCGTAATGTCTTCGAAGGTAAGCTCATCACATTCAGCCTGTACAATAGAGAAATCGGGTGATATCATAATAAAATCGCAGTTAACAGTTTAAAGATACTGGGCACGCCTCTTAGCATTCGACTTACAACGCTCTTTTTCAAGAGTACGCATAGGTAGGACCTAGACGGATCATGGGGTAATCGGAGTCATCATGAGATCGGGTATCTTGCTTGCTCGGCCCAAGCCTAACCACATAGCTCTCATTTTCGTAAGATTTATTCATCACAGTGACCGCTAAGCAGTCAGTCAACTCCATTAACCACAGTACAAGGTGGAATGCCGAGGAAATATCCGTATTTCTTCGTGTACCCCACTTGATAAGTTCTTCCAGGATAAGTGGCAATGTGATGTTTTTATAGCGCCCTGAAGTGAAATACATACTACCCAAAAGGGTCATCTCTTGTTTTTCTTCGTTGCCGACTTTGATACCTGGAATGTTATTTATATAAAAAAGGCGGCTTAGCTCCTTTTTTTCTCTAAGGAAGTTTATAAAAGAGTCGGAGTTGTATTCGTAAAGGGTCTTCGCTACGTTATAAAATAACATCCCTTTATAGAATTCTTCGTAAGCCACTAGCATATCTGGGTGCTTACCATAATACACGCATACAGGCATATCTGACTTGATAGGATATCCTGTAGGTTTCCTGTAAATGATCATTGCATTATGAGAATCTTCTGCCGTGTTTTTATGATTTCCATATCTTGTTTTGTATCTATCATCAATGGCTGCGATATGAAGGTTCTCATAGGCTTCTGTGGGCATTCCTTCCCTGTTCATAAACCATTCGCCCACACCATCCTCGATAAATTGCACACGGCCTGTAGGCTTATTATTCAAGTCCATGATGTATTCAAGCCGGCCCTTCACCCAATGGTTTGCATGGTTCATTTTGATCCACGTCAGGTGCTCATTGATCAGTGCTACATTGTAAGCAGACGTCTTGTTGTTAGGCAAGAATGCTTCTTCCCAGTGGAGTGGGTTCTCGATAAGCTCCTGATTGTACGCATCCTGGTCTCCAGTCTTTGATTCACGAGACTTTTTAATCTGTTCCAAAGCCTCCTCTACCTTCGACTTGCCGGTGAAGTAATCAATATGACCAAACAATACCTTGCTCTTCGGGGTGAAGTGCCTGGTTGCATTGTAAGCTCCTGGGTTCTCGAAAATTTCCCTGTACGCCGTCGATTTATTGATGATGGCGTTAGATGTGCCTCCAATCAGAAACATCCCCCACTGCTCATCTCCCAAACGAATAGAAGGTTCGTTTTCTGTGATATAGTTTTTTAGAGAGTCGCCTGTCCAAAGACCCGCCTCCGCAGCAATCGCAAGATTCAAACGCTTCCCTTTGTAAACCCCGGCTTTGGTCTCTTGACCAATTACATCAAAGAGGCATTCACTTACGGGTATTGATATCCTTCCGACTTTATATCCAATAGAAAATTTGTTTTGATTGTCATTCAAGAGAACCATTTCTCTTACCTTCTTATCTTCTTTACAGACTCTTCTTTTAAAGATCGGATGCAAGTTCAGCCAGGTATTCTTAAACCAATCACGTTCTGTAGTCACCACCTCATCATTCGGATAAGCGCAGCCCATGATCAAGTCATTCTTAAACACAAAATAGTATATACCCACGCCTAGCAAGGTAAACGTTGTCCAGGCAATCCCACGAGGTTTTGCTTCCACGTGGCTCTTTGCCATCTTACGCTTGCCATTCGGAAGCATCATGTACCGGTTTGCCCAAATCTGATTGAGAATATCCTCATCGTTATCCCGGTAAAAAGGGTAGTCATAATCGAAGGTCGTGCTACCCTCCTTCCGTAAAGGAATCTTGCAAAAGTTCAGATAGAAATAAAGGAACCCGTTCAGGTAATGCCCATCAGGAGCCACCCATCCATGCTGACACCGTTTAATCTGCTCCGCCCACCATTTGAAGTTCGGATCCTCAGGATCTTTCTTGGGAATAGGAGGCACCTTGTCTGTTTCATGAAGTGCCACAACAGGACGGTACAGCACCTGAACAGAGTTCGGATGCGTAAAAGGGTCTATATCCCGGCCTACCAAAAGATCCTCGACCGCTTTACTCATTTTGGAAGCAGTGTGCCTGTGATCAGTAAATTCTCAACCGTACCATCTACGAAGTTTACGATAACACGTTTGGATATCCGTATACCCTCCGATCCGGGAGCAATCCCTTCGCCGGTGTATGTAGAAGAAACCCGGTCAGGATAGTCCGTCGGATTGGTACAGTGGCAAGTGCCCTGTGTAGAGCGCACCTTAGGTGCATTATCTACTTTAACAAATTCGACAGTAACGGCTTCGCCTGATTTTACGCTGCCAAAATCTTGATGTTGTAATCTGAAGTAACTCATGTGGTTCGTTTATTTGCGTTTACATTTTTTATATTGATTCCATTTGCTGCGCGACATCATCGCCGGATAACACTGCACCAGTTCTTGATCCTGGCACCATTTGTCTTTTCCCGTACTGCATGGTTTATCTGAGAAAAACAAGTCTGGCGTCAGGCATCCGCAACAAAGGCAGCTTCTGTTTAAAGCACACTGCTTGGCAGGTGTCTCATCCCTTCGCCACTCAAACTGTTCAAGAATATGCTTCCTTAAAAGCCACTTAAACTTTCCATTGTAAAGGTTCATTCGAAAAGTACCTTGGATATAATACCAAGCATCCCTTGGGTCTTTTCTTAGCCGTGAAATTGTTTCTTTGATTGTCATATGTGGTTCTTTTAAAATAGTAAAGGGCTCTCCGTTTTAATTGAGAGCCCCCACGAAAGTTCCCGAACCACCAAGAACCTTTTTCTTTATACATCACCTTGCCCACTGCAAAGCAATTGTTCGATTAACTTTCGCTAGGTTTTAAACTCCTGCAACGTTCTCGTCATCCTCTCCACAGTATCCTACTGCCACTGTATCGCCAGATACCGCTGTCGGCGCTGTTGCTACCTTAGATACCACAGTATAGAATGACTTGCCGCCTTGATAATCACTTCTGGAAACAGAAACCGTATTGCTATTGGTGTAATCTGTTTGCGCTGTCGCTAGGTTTGCTGGCGAGCCGGCGTCTGTACGCGTTACGCAGAATCCATAGACCGCAAAATCAGAAGCAGTTGTCGAAGCGGCTTTTTTATCAAGCGCTGCGCTGTATGCTGTTGGATTTAACAATGCAACAAGTGCTGTGTAAGCAGACTGACTATTGGTAATAGCCGGGTCAAATACAACCGTGACAGTCTTCTTTACAGGTTCAAAATGCGTTGGGTCCGTGGCTGGATTCGATGTGCCTCCGAATTTACGAACAGGCTCATAAACCATCTCATGAATTTCAATCGCTGAAAGACATTTGTCAGCATCACATTGCCCAAATATCTCATCACCAAACCACTCTCTCATTTTGAAAGCAGTATAAGTACGGCGGAAGTTTGGCACGATCACATCGGGTTCTGTAAGCCCTTGTACACGTACTACATCAAAGCCTACACCCGCTACCTTCGATTCAAGTTCTAAATAGATGTTTCCTACATTGGAAGCAACTACCGGAGAGTCTGGATCGCTATTGAAAAGAGATACCAGCTTGTTTAACTTCTGAGTACAAGTCTCAATACAGCCCAGCTCAAAGTATGCTTCTTTCGGGTTTGACCAGTTCATCCATTTCGGATGTTCGCAATCCGCAATCGCACGCACCTCTACAGAGACCGTCTCGTCGATTTCACAAGCGCCTGGCGTAAGACACATAAAGCGGACCTTCTGCTTCAGGTCTGTGCCACAGCTGCGGATCTTTACGCCTGAGCCTCCGTTTAAAATATTTTGATATGGAAGTTTATGGAAATTGCTTGCCGTTGCACTACCGTCACCCGTGCCAATCCCTGTAGTTTTAGCCGGGTAAAGAGAAGTCCCTCCCTTAAATACAATGTTTCCAAATTCCAGCACAGGCACTTCCGTGGTTGCTCCAGAATAGTAGATGGCTAACTCAGGAGACTGTCCGCAGTCGCCTGGCTGTCTTTTGTGAACACCAAAAGGTCTTTCTCTCATTGTTATTATTAATTAAATTTTATCCGTTTGTTTGAACTTCCTGACCCATACCCTGATACTTGTTAAAGTTCTCAATGCTGAGTTCATATTTCATTACTGCTCTGTCAATGATATCATACTGTTGCGCCTGATCCTCTTCGGTGAAACCGCTTGGATCCGTTAACAATGCGTAAGGGTTTGGCTTTTTGACGTAAAAAACAGAAACACCTTTCGGTACATTTGTGCTCAGTATATCAAAATAAAGCCCTTGCACGTCTCTTCTTTCAACATACCGGGGAAATTCATCGTCCGGCTGATTAAAGGGATCTGTCATCGCCTCAGCAGCTTCATCAATACTCAAAGGCATAATCGGCCTGGTATATGTATTGACCGTACCATTGCATTCAAAATCAAAGTCTGCCCATACACCTAAAATAAATGCGACATTTAAATTATCACTGATGTATGATTTACGAACATTCCCTAAGTCTGTATCCCGGATAAAGATTCTCAGATCAGAGCGCTGTGCTTCTGTGACCTCAAAATCTTTGCTCTTTAAACGAAGCCATTCTAACCGAGCCTCTTCATACATCCAAACAAAAGCTAATTTCTGAACATCAGGAGAATTAGATTTGTCGATCTTTTCAGAGGCGTACCTGAATATCTCAAGGTTGGTTAATTTCGGCATTATTTAACTTGGACACTTTCTTTTAGTTGATCATAAAAAGGCTGATTCTTCTGGAAGAATGCAACAAGCTCTTTTTTGGTGAACTTCTCCTGCGTGATCGTTGGGATCAAATACTTTGTCTGAGGGCCTTTCCCTTCTACATGAATAAGAGAAGCATCTTTAAAGTCTTCGATATTTACCTTGATCGTATCTTCGTCATCACCCAATCCTTGGTTATCCAGCGTTTTTGTTCCCACTTCCTTCCCAAGAGAAGATGCAAGTTTAACAAAATCAGAATCTTCAAATTTGGGCTCGTAAGGCTGCTGCTTGCCAGTTGCTTTCGGATCAACACCTCTTTGCAAGTACACCTTAAAGTCTACATCGCTTTTTAACTGAAATGCAGCGTCCTCCTGGCTTTTGGCGTAAATGGTATCACGGTCTTTCTTAATACGACCCTCGCTGTCCTTAAAGACAATACCCTTTTCAAGTGCTATGTCCAAAAGTGCCATTAATTCAAAATCCTGTGTAAGGCTGACAATTTTATCACCCACCATGAATTTGTCTGAATCTTCTTTTGCGACGTTAATGAGTTTATTGAATATCTGCTTTGCCGTCAATCCAGTAGCAGGACCTACAACGCGTCTATACAACTGTCCCAATAAAATCTCATCCTGCTCATGATCCCGAAGGAATTTCTCCACTTCAAAGATTTGTTTGTCTTTAGTAATCTGACGCTCAACTGCTTCTTGTGGGTTGTAAAGCAATAAACTCTTTGCACTATAAGGATTTAATGCACAAAAGATATTTAATACATCCCAGTTGTGTTTGTCAATCGGATCGCTCAAGTCGAATGTTTTTGTGCCTTCGATAATGAGATCTACAACGTCATCTCCGTCACTCGTGAAACTAAACTCACGGGCGGGCTTATCAGGCTCAATCTTCCCGGAGAACCCAGATGAAATCACCTGAGTTCTCTTCGGAGGATATAGCTCTTTCCTAATAGCCGAAGTTTGCTTTATGGAAGCTGTTACTAAAGTCATAATATGTGGTTCGTTTTGTTATTGTTATCTTTCCAAAGTCAATTTGATGATACCATACACATCGATGTAAGGCACATTCTCTGCAAGAAGCATGTGTTGATTTCCATCATAGGTAGATCCTGTCTCATAGCGAGATGGATTTCTAACCATGTCTTCCAACGACCCATCATTCAAGTTCATTAATTGATCGCCATTTAAACCATCAAGTTCGCCGGTATTTCCACGAATCTTGTTATAAACAAAGCCACGGTTTACTCGGTTGCCATTTGGTCCAACGCCCGACTTGGTGTACAATTTAAATGACTTCAATCGTCTACCATCGGCTGAGGTTTTCACAGGGATGAAATATAGCTCACGGCTACGATCGCTGCTTGTAATTCCCGCATATGTGAAGGTGTCGTAATCTCCGCTCGGCTGGTAAGCATCTGTCATATCATACATATACAGATTACCTTCATCTGTGATGTAGCGGTTAATCGCAAAGCCAATATCGACTTTACCATCAGCCGGCACATTTCTGAACAAGGTTACACCTGAAGTAGACTGAGCAAAACGAATTGCTTGTTTCACCCACTTAATACCGGCACCTTCTCCTACAACCAACACATCCGAATTAGGGAATACCTGACGGATTTGTTGCATAATACTTTCAATCCGATTTAGATTAGAAGGTAGTGATGCTTTAACAGGATGGAAATACTGAAAGTGTGCTTGGTCAAGTTGTTGACGAACACCAGCGTATGAAGGACGGTCTGGATAAGGAGAGTTTCCTTTGTACCCGTTAATTTCAAGTGTCTCTGGATCGAAGTTGGAAACAGAGTCCATGATTTGACCATCCAAACTTGTCAAGAATGATTCAAGCGCCTCTTTTGGAAGAGAAGTTCTGATCATTGATTTAGACCCGTCCATGGCATTTTCGATACCGAACATTGCCACTTCATCAGAGATATAAGAACCTGTCTCTTGCCATCCATAACGCGTAATCATGGTTGGGTTTACAAATGTATTCTTTTTGTAAGCACCAAGCGGCAAGCTGTTTGGAAGAGAAGACCCTTCTCCTTTTGTGTTACCAAAGCCCCAATGAACAGGACTGCCTACACGAAGAAGACTTCCTGGCGCAGTGTCACCTACCTGACCTGACAATACAAACGTAACATCAAGGTGCCCATGATTATTGATACGGCGTGACACAACACGAAGCATGGTACGGGCATCACGAAGCTTAACCTGTTCGTCTTCGTCAAGGATGCCAAAGTCAAGAGATAGGTCAAAAGGCACACCCGCTGTAAGTACATCTGGCACTTGCGAGTTATCCACGACACGTGAAACCTGACGATATTTCGTTTCCTCAACGATTCTGATAAATTCTGCTCCAATGGTAGAAGTTTCAACTTCGAAACCTTTATCCTTAGTATACATATCCTGGCCCTCCCCGAAAAGATTGCCAAACACCAACCAAGGTGAGCGCGGATTCATGCGACTTATAATCTGAGTGATAAACTGCTCAGGGTATTTAGCTAACAAGTCATCACGAAGCGCGATATCTCCAGCTACTCTTTTTCGGCTACCGAAGCCAGCGCTTATTCTAAGTTTGTCTGCCATTGCGTTTTAGTATTTACTTTTAAATTTTTGGGTTTTACCAACTTCAACACCTCTTTTATCTACTGCCCGAAGCAAAGTTGCCAAGAGCTTTTTATCCGAGAAAATCGCTTCGTTAATAGCACGTTCAGCGCGTTCCTCTGGAGTCTTCGGCTGAGAAGGATTAACCATATTTTTTTTAACGAGTTGCTTAAGGTAGTTCTTAGCATCCTCAGGAAGCTCCACCCCGAACGGGCTAAACTTTTCCAAAGACTCGGTTAAGACATTTCTGTATTCTTTTTCCTTTTGAAGCGCACTATCCGCATGAGTGGTGGCTTCCTGAAGGATTCTGTCATATTCATTTTTATAATGCCCTTTGAAAGCATTTGCCATGCGTTTGCCATCTTCATTTAAGCCATCTTCATCAAATAGCTCCGAAATACGTTCGTCAAACATTCTGCGAGAGAACGTGATCGGGTCCGCATCCATCTTTTCGCGAAGCACTTGGCGCACTAAATCCGCATCGGTAACACCGCCTTGCAATACTTTTTGCGCCTCTCTGAAGCGAGGATTTTGACTCAAATAATTGCCGCCTTCTGTCTGACGGAAAGATTCGTCGTAAACCTGCTCTGGAGAGTTTAAATGAGAATACTCTGATCCAAACTTCTGCATCGCCAGCTGAGAATAATTGGTCTTATCCTCTTCGATCTCAAATCCTTTTGTAATTAAATCCTCATGACCTTTCCAATACTCAGGAATAAAGTTTTCAGGATCGGCTGCGTCCGCATCATTGCGCTGCGTATCTACTCCTTTAGGGATTGTACTTTTTACGCGGTTTTCGAGTTCTTTTACAATTTGATCGTCAAATCCAATAGGAGACCCCGCAAACGAGGAATCATCCTTGTCAGAGAATCCCATCTCCTGGTTAAACTTTTCGAAAGCATCTAATGCAAGTGAATCCGCCATTGTATATTTTGTTTTGTGGTTCTGGATTCAAATTTAGATAGAGCGCAATATAGATTTCGACTTACAAGTCCTTTTTTGCGACGGATATTTTTAGTATATTTCGGGCAGAAAATAAAATATATTGTTTATGTCGAAAACCGAAGATGGATTGATTCAATTGGTCAACCATTTGATCACAAGATTATCGCATGCCGAAGAAAGAATACATGGTATCGAAAACACCATCGAAGAATTATTTTACAGTTTAATATCTAAAAACGGCGATATGAAGAGCGCTACGCAAATCATTGAGCTGGCGGTAATCGAATACTTCGACATTAAGTTTACAGACTTCCACCGTGTTAGAATGGGGCAGTACGGAGACTACAATGCCATACCGGATCACATCAAAAGAGTGTCCCATGCCAGGAAATGGCATACAAGTATTATGGTGAACATTATGCACGTGGCGAATGGTACCATGAAAGCAAACTATCATTGGTATAGCCATGTAGCAGCCATTAATCACAAGCCGGCTTATATGGGCGCTCTCATGCCTAAGAATGCTGAAGACTTAGAAAACCAGAAACATTTATTCTCAATTGGGAAGATCGCTCAGAGGATTGCCTCTGAAGAGGGATTGCTGGATGAACGTTTGGAATTTGTATAATTTAACTTTTTATAAATAAATAATATGGAAGCAGTTGACATTATTGTAGGAAGTAAAGCAGTTCAGTTTAAGGGAGAAGCTAGAAGACTAATTGCTATGGGAGCTGTCAAATTCGACGGAGTTAAAGTAGATTCAAATATAGAAGTAGCTGTAGCTCCTAAAATAGTAAGAATAGGCAAAATAAATCATGAATTTATTACAACTTAATAATCCTATCCCAACCGTTCTTCAAATATGCCTCTACACCTTTACCTGGCGCATAGTCTGGGTAAAGGTCTTTAAACTCTTCGCGCGCCTCTTCATAATAATCACCTGCTGTCAGAAGCATCTTTCCAAGGTAAGCCAGCACAATCGAAGGAGACCTTGATAAACCTTGGTTACAGCGCACCAACACCGGTCGGGATTTTCTATTTGCATTGATAAACTCAAATGCTTTCTTGAAGATAGGATCGGTGTATTGTGGCTTAAACTCGAAAGGAGCATCTACAAGGTTTAAACTGAGCGCGTCTTCTGTCTCATGGATTAAATAGTTCCGATGAGCGCTATCAAGACTTTTCGTATAGCCTACGGCTTGCTGATGCCAAGGTGACTTCCCACAGTTTACAACAGCCCATCCTTCCGGGAGAAAGTCGTACTGATTGCCGATGTAAAGATTGTCAATGATTATTTGCATGGGGGTTCGGGAATCTTAATTATCATATAAATATTCTGGAGCCTCTTCTTCGCCAGAAGGCTCTAAAATAGTTGGATCAACTGCTGTTTCGCCATCGATTTGAATATCATCTTCTTTAATGCCTTTTGGTGCTTTGGTCGTCTCCTTTAAGCGCTTTGCTACCGGATCAATCCATGTTTTAGGCACACCACTTAACACGCCAAATATCTTTGAGAAGTTATAAGTAAAATCATTTAAAAGCTTTGTTTTCTCTTTCTCAGTCTTGTCAACAAAAACACTAGCCGTCAAACCATATGTTGCTTTGGTGAGCTCCCATGCCTGAGAAACCGCATCAGAACCTGGCACGTCAAAGATTTCATCCTTCCACTTCTCATTGTCAATGTCAGAAATTACAAAGCTGGCAACCTGAGACCACCACCCTGGCGCAATGCCGGTCATATACCGAGCAACATCCCATTTGAATTTATCTTGGTAATAGCCATCTTCTTTGTCATCGGCACCAGAAAGCCATCCTCTTAACACAGATGCCCCTAAGTTGGCTGTCGCCATCCACATCGTATTCACAAGCAAGTTCGAAGCTAAAGATCCGATCAACCGATTCTGAAGTAGCGCTTTCTCCTCGGGAGTCGCTGTGTCAGCATACTTAAAATAATCTATCGCAGCACCCGCCATCTGATTCCATAGCTTTTGCGTCTGTCCACTATACATGCCTATAATCCGGTTTGCAAAAGTAGGGTTCCGCTGAAGCATGGTTAAGTCCGAAGGGTCACTCATTTGGTTGGTCAGGTATAAAGTCTCTGTCGTAAGTTCAGCCGCTCTTGCATCTGCATCTTCTGGCTTTACCTTTCCGGCAGCTACCTCGTCAGCGACCTGTCTTTTCGCAGCTACCATGTAACCCAAAATAACGGCACGGTCTAGCCTACGAATGTTTGCCATACCATATTCTTCGAACATGGCGTCTGAATAATTCCATAGCTGCTTTGTCTTCGCAAGACCGGCACGCGTAAACCGTAACTGTCCCAAATCAGCAGATTCAGTATATTGGCTCTGACCATACACCACACGCTGAATGACCGTAGCCCAATTTCTTTTGTGTTCTTCTTTTGCGGTAGCATCCGTAATATTATCTCCTAACAAATCCCTGATATAATCAGCTTCTTGTGTGTCAATACTGCCCACCTTTAAACCTTTACCGGTAGCCTCGACAATAGATCCTCCTGCAAAACGGTCCCACAAAGAACCGCCGAAGGACATCTTTGCCATGGCACCCCATATTTCAAGATTGCCGAACATATATTTGTTGTCGATATAGCCCAATCCCATTGCCGAGAACCAGGTGCCAATCTGTTTGGTAGAAATACCCAAGTTGCTTCTAAAGATATTGCCCGTATATTTTCCCATCAAAAGAAGCAGCGGTCTCAAAGCCTTTTCTTTGCGAGATGTCTCAAACTGAGATTGACGGTAACTCTGAAGATTTTTAATCGTATCACTTAATATTCCATCGATACGACCTTTTAATGGTCCTTCGTAGTCAGTACTGATTGCCTGTTGTAAATTCTTTAAGTTGTGAACAAGACGTGTACTGCCCAAAATGTGACCTACAGATTCTTTATAGTAATCAAAGCTGTCAAGAATGTCTTCCGCATAAATCGCTTCAGGACGCGATGTTCTTTCATTAAGCTGCTTGGCGTCTTCGAGGTTCGGAGAAAAAGAATTTACTTTATCCTGAGCACTGACACTATTCACAGATTGAAGCGGCGAGTAATCAGGCACCAGCACAAAGGGATCTGCCGGATTGATCGCCTCATCGTTTTCTTTACGAATCAACTCTCTAACCTGTGCATCATTGAAAGCAGCCTTTACTTTCTGATATCCTTCACGAAGGTCAGCCGGTCCACTATTCATGACATAATCTTCCATCCGGTCCATCTCCGATTGCGTAAACAATCCGTATTGACGACCGTCTTGCACCACTTCTAACTCCCCTTTGGCATTCGCCTCAAGCATTACATCTCTTTTAAAATGCACACCTTTATGCACGTCCGCCACGCCACCTTTGTCTTTCCAGAATAAATTAATGTCGTCTGGATTTGTATCATAATAACTATCAATCACTAAAGAAGTATGATCTTCATCGTATTCCACACCCATGGAGTCTTTGGCTTTTTTCTTAGTATAGGCCTCTCCCATCGCACGCTGTGATTGGTGTGACGCCACAATATTCATCACCACAGAAGCAGGTAGTGATACATTTCGTTTAACCGATTTCCCTAAATTACGGTCCCATTGAACCAACTCTACAGGCACCTTTTCTACAGATTCTAACGTAGAGGATCCTTTGTGGACTGCATACTTTCCAAGCTGTCGTCTAAAATCTTCATACTGTCTACCTAAAATATTAAAGGCGTAATTCCGGTTTTGAGAACCCATACGCTTAACGTCAGAGATCAGCTGCTTATAGAGGCGCTCTTGTCCGTCCATCGCCTTGACAAACGTCTCGATATTATTTAATCTATCGAAGGAAGAATCAACAAGCCACAGTGCAGTTTTATAAGCAGGATTTGCTGTCGAACGCAGTTTTTCAAGCCATGTCTCTGTTTGCTTCACCCCTTCTGCCACGCGGCCAGGCGCACCTTCTTTACCTTTTAAAGGGATGAATGCCATTTTCCCATCGGCAAGAAAGAACGAATCCATGTCTTTCGAGATGTCACGCTCCCACCGATCATCCACTTTAACACCGCCCACCTCTTGTGCCCCTAAATATTTCCAGCCAAACTTCTTCGCCGTCTTGTCAATAAGATTTTTCTGTGCAGTCGTTAGCTTTTTATCAAGCACCCCATACACACCTGCTGAACGCAAATCTGCTGTAGCATCATTTTTTAATTCCTGCTGTGTACCTAACTGCTCACCTGAGCCTGACATTCCAAAAGAGAACAATACTGCATCAGATACTTCACTTTTAGGAACGGTATAAAGCTTTCCACTCCGGGTGCCGCGCACTTTGTAAAATTCACCGTCTTCTCCTTCAATCACACCTCTTGTAGGGGTGCCCGCTTGGTCGAAAGAAACATTACGCCCTACCTCAGGACTTACCACCTTAGAAGTAAACAAAACAGGCATATCCCACGCCATTGCCTTTTCAGATTCTACTACAGTATCTTCCTGTGGTGCAGACGCTTCTTCAACAGGAGCTGGCTCGGTGGTAGTTTCTATTGCAGTTTCCGATACAGGGTTCATAATCGCATTTACCGCTGCACTATCAATCCCTGAAATCTCATTGCCTGAAAGCAAATCCTCTGCGACATTGGCCGCAAACTCATCTACCGCTAAATCAGCCATCTGCTCAGGGGTTAACCCGGCAATGGACTTGATCGAATTGTAATACGACTGGATGTTCTTAAATACCTGGTTAAGCCACTTTTTAAAGTCTGCCTTACGATTGGCTCCCACAAACTGTGCTCCTTTATCACCAATCGCTTTTGCAAGCGCCTCATCGATTTGCGCTTCTTCGGACAGTCCTTTATAATTTCTGTCGCGTTTGATATTCCTTAAATAGGAGCTATTCTGAATAAGTGACATTCCTTTATTGTATAATTCAGGATTGTTTGTTTTTGCCCATAACGACCAGATGTGCCCGAACTCATGAATGGGTGTGTTCGGATCATTTTGGATGGTTTGTGGATTCAAAAAGACTTGTCCGCTACGGATAAATCCTGTAGGCGCGTTTGCATCAATAGGAAGTCCCGCCTCTTGCATAAATTCTTGCAAGTTAGCTGGCACTACAACATCTACATTTGGGAATGCCTTGGTGATCTGCGTCAGCACATTTTGAACTGTCGTAGGATTGCTTACACGCTCTCGTACCGGCGCTGCTTCCGTCTGAGTATCCGGTTCGCTTCCGCTGACGTCTCCGGCAGTTTCGTCAAGGACATCGTTAAGTCTTCGATTGACTTCCTGTATTTGTCCGTCTGCTGATCCAATTTCTTCGCTGAGGCTGTCAAGTTGTCCAGCAAGGTCTGCGAGAGATTGTTCTGTTTCTTCGCTTGGGATAGTCTCCTCTGTACTTTGTTCTGGAAGTCCAGGCTCCGGTCGTACCGGCTCTGCGCTGTCTTGAGTAGATTCGAGAGCCCGCGCGAGTTCTGCCTCCGCAACGTACTGCTGTTTGACTGAGCGTGGCTTTCGGGTATTGCGGCGAGTTCCTTCGCTGACAGGATTTTCATTGGCTGGTTCTGTTATAGGTTGCTGGGCTTGTGGTTCGGTTGTATTTTCTTGTACAGGATCTTCCGCAACAGGCTCTTGTGTCTGCGCTTGCTCAATCTCTGCCTCTGTTGGAGCTACTGGCTCCGCAGGCGTTGCTGGTTCTGGTGCAGCAATCCTTTCAGGTCTTAGTTCAGGAGCCTGTTGATAGGAAATTTCATTCGCTAACGTGTTCAAATCATTCTCAATCGCACCTACCACTTCATCAATCTGCGGAAGTGTGTATTCTCTACGCGAGGACTTTCTCTTGTTTTGCCATAGCTTACGAAGCGATGTTAGCTCTTTGATTGACTTCTCGACGGTTTTGATAGGCACGTTCGTATTACCCTCTTCAATGTCAAGGATCGTGTCAATAGCATCATTAGAGGGTGTATAAAGCGAAGCAACATCTGCCGGGATATTTAGTTCTGCTTGCTTCGCCAGAATAGTTTGCTCAAACGGATCCACGCGGACACCATTCACTGCCGGCAAAAACCCTACAGCATTCTGGAATTCTTCTTCTGTCAAAGCAGGCACCGAAGGAGTTGTACTCTTCGCGTCTTTCTCGGCAATTTGGGTGTAAAATTCATAGGCCTTCGTGACACGATCTGACACCGCATCATACACCGAAGGGTTGGCGCTCAAAGTGGCTGCGGCTTGTGAGGCAACACCAATCAAATCTGTCGCATCTTGCCTGTAATCATAGGGAGATTTTGCCGCATCTGTTGCACGCTGTGTGTTATCAGAGGCAATGTTATTCGCCGCTTCCGCATACGCCTGATAGTTATTGATAGGCACATACTCTTTGGTAAACCGCGTGATCGGTTTGTAAGTGCCCTTATCCAGCTGGGAGGTAATGTCACTTTCAGGCTGCACCGGTACAGTATTCACTAGACGAATCGCTGTTGAGTTATCATCACGCACAACAAGCGATCCATCAGAAAGAATCGTTTCACTGTCCGGTGTAAAATTATCATCCGGGAAAAGGTTGCTATTTAAGAAAGACCTTCCTAAAGCTTTCCTACCAGGGTCTGCATTGGTAATCTCCGGGATTGCCTGGTTAAAAATAGATTCTGTTTTCTGAGCCTGCTGAGTTAATTCTTCTGCCGCCAGATATTCTCCCGTCTCAGGGTTTTTCTCGCCAAGCTGCTGTTCTACGGTCGCTCTTGTTGCCTCTAGCTTGGTAGCTGCCAAAAGATTACCTTCAGCACGCGCCTGCTGTACCTGTGCTTCGATTTCGTTTACCTGTTGTACACCTGCCGCGAACTGAGTCTGTGTTTCCTGTAAGCGGTTTCGGGTATCGGTAATGTTGAACATCGACAGACGGTCTTCTCCGCTCAGATTCGGTAAATCTTTAAACTCGTAGAACGTGTCATAAAGCAAATCTGCTTTTTTGGCGACCTGTTCCAACTTTGCCTGATCCAGCTGACCATTCGCATCATTGAATTGACCATTCTGCGTAGCCACATCTAAAAGACCTTTGACACGAGCATTCCCTTTCAAGTCTTCCAGTGAAAGATTTGGATTCGCCGCTAACTGCGTTTTAATATCAGAACTCACAAACGCGCCTAAAGTCTCATGCAACTCTTTTGAATTGGGCGCAAATGAACCTATCGATCCGCCTAAGAACCCTCCGAGCAATGCCCCAAAAGAAGCATCTCCTAAGGTCTTAAAAGCATCAGTCTGAAATTCTCCTTGTCCAGGTGTAGTCTTCTCGTCCGCCATCAAAGCATTATATCCACGCTGTGCTCCATAAGTAGTCCACTCCTGAAGGAATTCTGTTACCGCTTCAGGAGCTGCTCCCTTCTTGAATTTCCCCCATAAGTTACCGGCAATCTTTTTATAGGAATCAACCAGATTCTTATTAGCTAAGTCTGACACAGATTCCTTGAAAGTGCGCTCGACAACATCATTAAATATGTCCTTCGTAATGCCTTTCTCTGCAAGATCCGTAATCGCTCGTCCTGCTTTATCTTTCACCACTTGTTTAATCACCTCTTTCCCGGCATCTCCCTTCAGTGCTTTTAAGATACCCTGATCTCCTACGAGCTCTAAGGCCGATTGCACCAAAGATGTGCCTGTTGTATACAATACCGCTTGCGGACCTACAAGACCCGCTTCTAAAGCATCATCCTGATTGCCGGTGTACTGCTGCATAAAAGACATCAAGAAACTTGCCTTTTTATTGGGCGCCAGAATAGAGACTAAACTCCCTACACCACTTCCTAATGAAGCCAACCACCTTTTAGGATCATCTGCTTCACTAAAGTCTACTTCAAGATTTCCTACCTTATTGGTTGAGAAGTTAAAAGGAGATTTTTTAGTCTGCTCATCCAGATCAACTTTAATCTTGTTAAAATTATCCTTAATGGCTTTTTTATTCTGAGCATTCTCAATAATCATCGGCACAGGGTTCCCTTTAGAAAGCTGCACAAAATTATCGGCATCACTTAAAGAATTTACCGTGCCTTCCACTAACCCTGCCAAAGAGTTGTAAAGAGATCCAAAAAAAGCAGTAGATGCGCTAACTCGCTCGGTGGGATTAGGTGTAATGGTTTCTTTTACTGCTTCTTTTACGTCGATCTCAGGCACCTCTGAAGTAGATGCCGTGTTTAAGGAACGTTCTTCCCTACCTGCACGTCTTGATTCTGTTTCCGCTCTGCGCGTCTCTTTATCCTTTGCTGCCTGCTGAAGAAGACTGGTATATTTATTTGTCTGCCCAACTTGGTCAAATGCAGAAAAAGCCCGATTGATTGCATCGAACTTTGTTTCTCCCCCTTGCTTGATTCGTGTATTGAGTTCTGCCTGCCAAACGTCCGGGTCTCGTCCACTCTGAGAGAGTACCTGACGGAATTGATCTGGCACAACAACCGACTTTATATCGGCAAAATAATCAAGTGGTTTTATTGAAGAATTCTGCTGTTTTCCCATGGGTTACTTATTACTTCCAGTCGAAAACCACTGGCGGTTTGGTGGTTGGTTGCTGATCAAATATTTCGTTCGCCGTTTTTACGCCAGAAAGGCCCTTTGTTAAGGTTTGATCCAGGACGGGATCATTAAGGTAATTCGTTACAGGTACATATCCTTTAAAAACATATCCTTTCACATCATTCCCTGTCTTTTTATCCTTATACAAGGTTTTTAACTCTTTCCCTTGTACCGAGAAACCTGGCACATTTTTATTTGCTTTTGCGTTAGCCTCTGTGACAACAGCCTCGTAATATTTCCATGCTCTGTCGGGGATTGTCTTTCCTTGCGTCGCGCGGTTTGTTTCCTCAGCTCCATCTGTGTAAATATACGAATCACTTTTGGATATTGTATGCGGCACATTCTGTAAGTTCACATATGCTCCGGGACCTGACGTATCTACCAAGCCAGGCAGTGAGCCACTATAAGTTTTCTTGCCCCCTAACTCTTTCGTGACAATATTCAACGCAGCATTGGCATATTTGTCTCCAGCAATATTCTCGAACTGATTAAACACCAATGCAGGTTTACCACCGGAAGACTTTGTAATGCTGCCTACACTGACGCCTAGCTGCGGAATGATACTATTACTCGCCACCGCAGGATTGAAAGTCGTCACAGGTTTTGCGCCTAAATTCGTTGCCAAAGTCTTTTGAAAGTAAGACTGACTTGTCGCAGGCGCAGCATCTGTAGCTTTTTTAGCAGCATCAGCACGGGCTTTTGCCGCCTGTGCATTGTTCTCGTTGATCTGAGAGCGCGTCAATTGCATATCCAACCCTTCACCAGCTACCTTTAAATCAAATAGCTTCTTATCTTCAATCGGATCTACTTTATGGTAAATCTTTTTGCCTTTTAAACTCTTTTGATAATAATCCAACCCTGCTGTACCGCCAAGCTCCTGCATGGCATATCCCAGCTTTTCTTCTTCTCCAACAGCTGTCCTGACAAACTTACTTCCGCCTGGCGCATACTGCTTGCCAAAAAACTCAGCAGCATTTACTTTTGAAGGATCATACGCACCCGAGAATCGCACACGGTCAGTAACCCCGTTTTGAAAATCCAGAATACGCTGCTGCGCGGTGATGTATTTCCCATCCGGTGTAAACTCGCCAATAAGTTCCTTTTGATCGGCCATCGCCTTACGAATAGAATCCATCTCGGCTTTGTTGCTTTGCGCTTGCAGGTATACAGGAGAATTCAACAGACTATTCTTAAGTTGGCTTAATCCAATCACACCCTCCGTCTCAAAATACCTACGCGCATTACCTTGGTAATTTTTGTCAATATTTTTTAAAATATCATTTAAGGCACTGTCTACAAACCCACCCACACGCACTTTGTCGGGTTCCTCCAAAGGAAGCGCCTGTACTTGCTGGATAAACTCCATTTGTCCCTGTACCGCAGCCTGCGACTCCTGAGCTTCCTGACGCGCTCTTGCTTCAAGAATATTGCCGTATTGAAGTTCATCTCTTTTTGCTTGCGAACGAGCTGCCCAATTATCACGCGGCTTAATCGCCGTTAACAGATCAGAAGCCGAATTATTATAATACCCTCCAGTAGCCATGTTAAATTTTCAAGTTATTCGTGGCAACTCTTTTTACTTGTTCGCGTAACGCATTCGCATAGATCATCGGATACGCCTCTGCCAATTGATTTTGTTTTTGTGCGCCCGCTAGTTGTGCCTGCTGTAACTGGTCATATGTTGTCCCCGGACCATACTGCGAATTAAACTGCTGACGTTCGGCAATATTTTGAAGTCCTGCGTCAAGCATCTGAAGTCCCGCTGATCTTTGAGCCAAAGCCGCTTGCTGATCTTGCGCAAAAAGATTCTGATTCAAAAGCTCATCAGCATTCACTGCGCGCTGATAGTTTTGGAAGTTATTCCGGCGAAGCGTGTCATCTTGCACAGCCGCATTTAAAGTAGCACTATTGAGCTGAGCCGAAGCTGAACCCAAAGCTCCTAACACCGCTCCTTGAGAAGCCCCTCCTCCTACAGCTTGTCGTATGGTATTTACACTCTGCGCATAATTATTTTGCAAGCCCTGATTGACAAGTGCCTGCTCATTAGGCGTGAACCCTTGGTCTTTCTGCGCATACACTTGCGAGAGCATGTTGGTATATTCCGAACTCGGTTTATATCTTGGGATAGGATTGTTAGCTGCCGTAATCGCACCAATACCTGCTACTGCTAAATCTGCCAAGTTCCCGAAAGCATTTTGTCTTTGAAAAGGTGTTAATCCCGCTACTGGCGCAGAAGTACCCGCTGATGGGTTTACAGCCGGAGAAGACGATTGTGAGTTCCCGGTTGCCAAAGCACCCGTGTCCGCATTCGTTCTCGCCAAAGCATCCCCTGCCAAAGGATTTGTTCCCCCAAGGGTCAAATTCCCTCCGGTATAATTCTGAGCACTGCGCTCCGTCACAGGATTGCCTTTGTCGTCATACCCACGGATAGCGCTTTTAAAATCTCTTCCTACATACGAACGAGGAGAAAACGCAGATTCCAAAGTCAGGTCTTTGATCGCCTTGGTTCTAATGCCATTCTTGGTGCCTTGGCTTACTGCATCGACATAAATTTCTCTTCCGAAGTTACTCGCATTCCAGTTCGTTACAGCAGCTGAAGTCTGTGGTCCATACTTTCCATCCACCGATATCGCAGGAAGCCCTTGGTTCCGACTCCACTCGTTATAAGCCTGTTGGAAGTCTTTTATTCCCGAAGAAGCCTTTGCGTCTGTTTTATATTTTATCTTACCTCCTATGGCAAAATTCTGCTTTTCAGGCATTAAATCTTTATGGGTTAATAACTCTTCGTAGATATGCTCTCCCAATAATGTTTTCTTTTTTTCTACCGGCAAATTCGCTTTCATAATTGCCTCCTGTTTGATATTACTTTCCTGGTCGAAGATTCTTTCCTCGAACCGTCCCGCCCCGATAGACATAGCATCCAGTAAACTGGAAACCCCATACTCTTTTGCCGTCTCAATAGGGATCATAAAGTAATCCTCTGAGGTTTTATCTTCGCTATCGTAAATCTTGCCCGTCTCACTCTTACCTCCTTCAGCAAAACCATTCGGACCCGAGTATCCCCCATAAAGAGAGTTCGGCAACGTAGTCTGTCCTACTTGCTTATTCTTTTTGACATTGTCATCAAGCCAGGTAATATTACTATTATCTCCCGGTCTTTCAATGATCGAGCTGGTTTGCCCTTGAGAGGTATTCATCTGGAATTGTCCCGCGTTAGCAGGATTCATCATGCCCTGTGCGTTTGCTTGGCTCTGATTGAACTGATTCAGCAAACCTACCGCACTGGAAAGTACATTATTTTGGTTGTTCTGCCCCTGAGTATTATTCATCAGCGCATCCAAAAAAGAAGTCTTTGGCAAAGCATTTGCTGCCACTCCAAACCCACTAGGAGTTGCCGCTTGAGACGCATTCCCGGCGAATCCACTTAATTGATTATTCTGCCCACGGATCATACTATCAAAAGCCTTCCCTTGCGAATTCGTGGTAAAGTCGCTCTTTAAAGAAAGAGGCTTGTTAGAATCAAATATGCCAGAGGTTTTTGCTGCGCCAGCGGCTTGACCCGCAACATTTCCTAGCAACGAGATTAAAGAGTCATCTCGCTCTTGGTTATTTGTCGCAGCTATTTGCTGGAATTGGCTGTCTGTACCTCCGAGGATATTTTTAGCTCCGAGATTCATACCCTTGTTAAGTAAGTTGCCTGCAGACACACCTAATCCCGTGGCCGTTCCGCCTGAAAAGTAGCCTGCTACAGCTCCCAAAACAGTAGGAAGAGCTACATTCGCTATCTTTCCCCATCCGTTTTCTGACCCATCAGTTCGGGTTCCGAGTATATTTAATTTAGCCGTATCAAGCCAAGACCCCGAAAAATTTCTTTTTCGAGGCTGGATAGTTTGTATCGGTAGATATGTGTTAAATAATGCCATCTTTAAAACTGATTGGGCGAATTGATTCTAAACTTAAAATCCGTATTAGTCAACGAACATTGAATATTCTTTGCATCGATCATCTGCATGCCGTTGTCAATAGTTACAGTCACCACAAGATAGGTATGTTTCAACTTTTCTTTCAGCATCAGGTCGTCGATTTCATTAGAAGGCCCATGCAACAAGGATCCGTCAAATTTAAACCGGTCATCATTATGCGTGATCACGCCTGCGGTAATTTCTGCCAGCGTCACCTCGTGGATATTATTTCCCGCCCTGAACTTCACCTTCGAAATGCGCTCCCATCCTTCGTGGTTCACGTTAAAATAAATCACGTCAAAAGTTTTTCTTGCACGCGGCTCCGGGTTAACAATAAACTCCAAAATCGTCGGCTTGAAACTTCTGAAATAACTTCCATAAAGTCCATGGTTCGAAAGGAATATCTCACTTTCTTTGCCTGTTACAGGGTTTGAAGTTAACAAGAATCTACGAATATTGAAATAGAATGGGGCAATATTATAAGACTCTCCATGAAAGTTCCCCGTCTCTCTGCTATAAATCATCGAGAATGTCCTTAACTCATCTTCCCGGTTATACATATTCGGAGTCGATACATTCTCAAGACCCTTAAAGAAAAACGTTGTCAGTACTTCATTGTTTTCGATATCAATACCGCTAAGAATGTCTATAAAACGCCCTGGCTGATGCGAAATTTCCTTGTCAAAATAAATACTCTTTTCAGCGATTGGGTCTGATATAGAATCGTTATCACTCGCTGGATCAACACCCGCCTGGCTAAATACGACAATTTTACCCATACGCGCATCTACGTAACCCAGGTTGTCATTGTACACCCACGCTGAATTTCGGTGCGCTGTGCCGTAAATTTTACTCACCGGTCGAACGCCTGAGAAAACAGACCCACTTGAGATTTGGATAGAGCCCGTATCAGTCGCTATTGCCCTGTCTAACTGCGTCAATAAACTAAACAATCCTTTTTCCTGCAGAACATACAAATAAGAGAAAGAAGGCAATAAGCGTTGTATCCGTCCGAATTCTCCTTGTGAATTACCATAGTCCAAAGGCAACTTTTGACGGTAAGAATCTTCCAGCTCTCCCGGTGTTTTCCTTGGAGAGAATCGTATTACATTGGGCTGTTTGGTGACAATCTTTAGCTCCGTTGGCTTTGGAAGGAAAAACTGAGCATTTTCTTCCAAGAGAAGCACTTCGTTATAATTCCAATCTGCCGGTTGATCAGCGGATATCCCGTTCGATAATTGTAAGTCCTGATTCTCGCACGCCACATCCTGTGGGTAAACCGCATTCGCAGCAAATCTTCTTCCCGCAAGCAAAGCAATATTGTACTTACTTTCGTTTGGAATAATATTTGAAACAGAATACGAAGGGTATTTTCCATTAAATTTATTGCAATCACTGTACTCTGCAACAAGTCTCGTAAAGTCGAATAAATTATTATAACAGTCGCCTCCGAAAACCTCTATGCCATCGAATTGATAGTCTATAATCTGTCCCTGATCATCCAGGTTCTTTTTAACCTTATCAAGGACAGCCTGCGTGATTGGCTGATAATGCCCCGTAGAAAAATACCTGCGGGCATCCAGTGAACTGGTATTATCCGCCGTATAATAATTATCAGGCGTAACAACCATGTTGGAAGTCCGGTACGTAGACTTCAACTGAAGGCTCTCGATCACATCCACGGCCTCAAAGTCAGATAACTTCATAATTACCGCATTGGGCATGAGAGAAGCACTAAAAGGGCTGTCAGGATTAACATCTTCAAAATCAACCAGGGTGCCCGAGCCGTCATTGCTAAAATACCCCTGCCATAACAAAGTGGCCCAGGTGTTTGCACGGAAGTCGTAAATATCGGAAGTCTCTGGGTCGAATGGTATCGTATCTCCTTTGTAAATACCAAACTTTCCCAGCGTATGCAAGGTCGCAAATTTTATTCTCGACTTGTCTCCCAGTTTTGGGCGACCGTATTTTAACAGATTATTGTATATAGGCCACTCCAAAGGAAGTGACCGGTAATTCTTTGTATAAGGATGATTTTTTCTACCCGTAATCGGTGTTTTTTCAACGCGGGCTGCATGACCAAATCCAATCATCTGCATTTCCCCTGATAAATAATTCTCGGGAAGTTTTCCTTCTATTAGAATGTCAGGAGAATAATAGTTGAAGTAATGACTGGCATTCAAGCCACCTTCCTCAGCATCATCATTCCCTTTCTTCTCATAATTAGATCCCACTGCGCCCGAATACAAATGGCTGTTAGGTACTTGCCCCGGCCAATATTCAGGCATATACTGATTGGAAACAAACAAGTGAGGTTGAACCCATCGGTCATTATCCGTATCTGTAGTACCATTGGTAGTTGTATAACAATTGATCAGCACCCCTTGATTGGCAACTCTTTCAATGCGCTTCGTTCTGACAATACTAAACCCGCTCACATTTAGCTTGCCAAACTTATCGTACATCACACTATGCGGGATTCTCAGATTGGAGAATTTTGCCCCCATTACCCGTAGATCATACGACCCGTCATTGTTTTGTCGGCTGAGCGTATAATCGATCGGATTCCCATCGGCATCTTTTGTGTCGAATTGATTGTGAAATGTTTGGTCTGTAATATGCTGTGCGAACAATGGGTTTCCCTTTCGATCTATCAACACAACCGCCCAAGCATACGTCTCCCCTCGGAAATACCCCTTAAACAAGTGACTAAAAAGTTGTCCCTTGTAAGACTCATAATCATCGACAATCGCATACGTCTCTTCATCTCCTGTAAAATTAACCGTCTTAATGGTTTTATTTGTTGGAGCGGTATTTGTCAACGGATCATTGTCATTGCGTCCTGAGACCGGGTTAAATAACGGAGCAAACTCTTGATCTAAGGTGTGGTCTGGCTTGTAATACCGAAAAGTAGCATCTACCTTCACACTTCTCAAGTCCAGCGTTAAATCAGGTAACGTCTCTAGATCAGCATCCCACGAACGGGATTCCTGCTGCGCAGTGGCCCCTGTCACCAAGACCGTTTCAAAGCGCTGATTTAATTCGTCCAAAGACAAGCCTACACCTGTATGAGAATTTAGCTCTAAAACAAGTGTCGTATTGGTAATATCATAGGTTCTGAATACATTCGCTTCCTGAAAAGCATCCGGCGATACGCTGTAAGAATAACACACCCTGATTTGATCCCAGCGTGGATCGATCTGCTCTATCGTGAATGCAAGACCTTCTTCGGTCATCACATTCGAGACAGACATAAACCGGTTGTGATGATTCGCTTTATAGGCATTTTGATAGGTTGTATCCGCAATAGTGATGTTCCCATCCAATTTTGCCGTTGTTACCCATACAGGTCTTGTCAATGTACTCCAAACGCTAGTGTGCCCTGTCTTGCTGACATACTGCACAGCCACCTGATACTGCCCGCTCTTTAATCTTCCAGGAATACGCTTCCAAAATTTAACCTTTGGGAAAGTTAAATCCATCCGGTCGTCCATTGCATGCGCACTCAAATACTTTGGATAATTTGAGGTTGAAGTACAACTGCCTTGGTTATGCCACGTTGAGCCGTCTTCTTTATAGAATAACGGTAAATTAATTACCCTCTTTTGGTTGTATCCGTCTACCCAGTACACCCGTTCGATAAACTCGTTTTCGTAAACGCTAAATCCGTGGATGTACTTATCGATGTTAAAATGCAAAAAATCCGCATTTGGATCGGATCTGTCGTTGTAAAGCGTGATGTATTTCGCGTATCCTTCTTTGTAAATATTGTCATTGACCGTTAAAAACCCGATCTCAGAGTTGGTCCCGTTAGTTGAAAAAATGACAGCGCCTTTTGTCGTTTCTACACTACCGATGGGTTGATAGCCCTGACACAGTGTAAACGAAAAAGAATTTCCTTTTGCATTGCTAAACGCGCGTGTCTTTCCATTTTTTACATTCTCATCTAAAGTCTGATTGGGATCATCCGTGCGATTATAACTCAGCCTTCCTCCGATGGCATAACGGTAAGTGGAATTAGGCTGCTCGTGCGGATCGATCGTAGAGATCATGCCGCCGACAAATGTATTCGTAAAGGTTTGCGATGATGCCATTAATTATCTTAAAAATCGTGCTGTTTTGTGATCGCTTGTCTTTGTTTGATTAATGTCGCCTCTCGCTTCAAGAATCGCCTGATCTGCATTTTGCTTCATAATCAACCTTTCTTGCCACTTCGGATTACGCGGGTTGTTACTCATATCCAGCAGTAAATAGCTGCAATATTGAAGACATGCCATGTACACAATCTCCGGGATCATGATTTCTCCGTCTTGGTCTTCATACAAATAATGACACGCCATGTAAGCAGTCCCTTGTCTGAGGTTCGGGAAGTAAAGCTCTAAAGGGGTCTCCCTGTAAGCAAGCCTTTTCCCGGTGTACAATCCGGCATTGACCTTATATCCGTCATGATCCCGAGAACGCGTGCCTAACGTATGATAGGATTGATAGTGCTCCCATTGATGAGGCGAATCGAACACATTCTCAATGGAGATTACCTTATCCGGTATTCTGAATTTATTTTCGGTAATCTGAATTTCTTCGTCGGGGTTGAATCCGCAAACCAAATGAATGCCAATCTTTCTGAATACTTGACGCACCCCTGTCATCACCCCGATACGGATAGACTCCGGCGAAGGCGCCATGATGGTTTTATTCACCTGAGACATCAAATATTCAAGGCTGTATGTTTTCAAAGCTTTATTGTTTGTGGCGGCACGATACCGCTTTCATCGATACATTCAATATATCTTCCCTGATCTTGATTCAGCACGTTAGGAATACTTAACCTTACATTACCATTAGGTAATACCTCAAAGTGAGATCCTTCACTAGAAATTGGCGTATAGAATACAATCTCAGCTTTCTTCGCCTGACGCAAAATCTTTTTCATGTCAACCTCTTCAGGTTGGGTTAAAACTTTAGCTGCAACAGGAATGCCTATCAAGGACTTTAAAAAATCTAATCGTTTCATAGGTGGTTCGTTTAATTTAAATTATCCAAATCAGGTTTTTCTCCGAATGTGCCAATCAAAACAAATTCACGGTTATCATCCGTTGGGTCTTGAACAACATCAATATTTTCAGGTTGCTTGAATACAAATCCCTTATCGCCACCTCTAGAGCAATCCAAAAGAAGCTCTAAATGCTGAGGCATCTCTTGTAAAAGCCTTACTGCTTCTGCAACTACCATATAATATCTTTAAAAGATTTCATCTCTATGCGGTTTGTGTTGTGACTACTTGATTTCCTGCCTGTCCATTGTTGCGAATATCTCTTGACTGACCCGTCTGAAGGAATGTACTTCCCATCGTCTGCATTACACGCTCCTTTGTCAGAGCCTTGATGTGACCCGGCGCATTCCAGGCGATATTCCATACATCGAAACATTTGCCACTCGTTGCAGTCGGATCTTCCGGCACACCTATTACAGTGATCTCACACATCAAGGCATACTTTTTCGGAAGCGATACAAATATTTTCTGTCCCAGAATAAAGTAAGTAGGCTTATTAAGATCCTCTCCTAATGCGTTGATCTCAAAGATACTTGTTAATGGAACAAATTCCATATCAAGGTCTGTATTTCCTACATAGTAAATCAAGGAATGTCCTCTCCAGTCATACATTTTCGGAATGGATGCCTCTTTAAACCGTCCTCCCGACTTCGTACACTTGCATTTGAATTGCTTGCTGTCAATCATCGGAATGCAAGGATAAGGCGTCGCACGTGCTTCGGAAGGTAATATTCCAAGCGCCTCATTCGCCAAGTCCTCCTGTTTTTGAAGGAGTGCTGCTGTATGGCGTATCTCCATCTCGATCTGACGTATCGAAAAGCGGTTGTCATCCACAGCAATTCCGCCCGAGATTTCGTTTCGGATTGCATACGCCATACCGCGTATCGATTCAGGATTTGTTTTCGGAAATTTAAATGATGCCATCAGCTCAACCAAAAGTCGTTTAAAGAAGCCATGGTGTCGGCTTTCGTGAGTATTTCTCTTTCTTGACGTAGTACATCTTCAAGGTTATTTTCTGCATCCTTTCTGTTTCCTAAAAGAAGCTTTTGAAGAGCTGCTCCGTCTTTAGCTTTTGCAAGGTCTCTTCCGTCAAAGGGCTGTTTTAAGCCGTCCCAGATGCGGTCAATAATTGCCATGTATTGAATCTTACTTTCTAAGACCGGCACCCTAGCGAGCTTATTCACCCGGTTACAGCCTTTTATAATCATCGCAATGCGTTCATCTTCTTTCTTTTCTCGATCCGACTTCGGAATGGGCTTATTATTAGACCCGATCACCAAAGGTGTAGGAGGCAATGGACAAGGCACAGCTCTTTTAGAACGCCTCTCATCTGTTTTTGTTACAGGATCATAGTATTTAGAGTTATTTACTTCATCGCTCACGAGTTCGTGTTTCTCTTGAATGTTTGTGATCGAAGCATAGGGACTTGCTGCCCAGCCAAAGAATACGCAATAATAAATGCCATGAATTCCGAACTCTTCATAAATATTTCTGAACACTTCAATCATCATGATTTGATCCATAATGAAAAGAGGTTGTCCAGTAAGAGGGTCGATGTGAACCGTCATGGTCAATAATTTTTAGTTGGTTCGAAAAAGTCCTCAATTCCTTTAGCATTCTGCTTTTCAGAGATACTATCAAAAACATCCTTTTCAGGCGTTTCTTCCAAAGGCTTCTCCGGGCGCTTTTGTCCGTGTTTAGCCGTGAATCTTTTGTATCCTTTTGCCATGGGTTATCGCGTTATTGTGGTGGTTCTGGACTATTTTGCCGCGGCTGTGTGCTCATATTTTTAAGCATCTCGTTCTCGGCACGAAGCTGCTCTAACTGCGCCTCCAAAGAAGCCTGTCTTTGACGGTCATCCCCTTGCAGCTCATGCTCAAGCAGTCTATCCTGCACTTTATTACTGTTGTTGATGTCATTAAGATCACCTTTAGCATCTTCACGCAAACGCTGTTCTTCGGACTTTAAGCGCTGCACATTGTCTGCGGATTGTGCGTTTACTTGTGCTACCTGTACCGGAACCTGATTTTTCTCCTGTTGGACCTGTGCTTGGATTTGCTGCGCCTGCGCCGCTTGTTGCTGTTGAGCCTGACCTGCTGCCTGTAAATCCTCTTTTGCTTTTCTCAAAATAGACAGCGCCTCTGCCGGGTTTTCTGTGTACAGGATATTGATCAAAGGTTCCAGCATGTCAATACCGCCCGAAGAAAGCACCTGCATCACGGCAGAATCAAGGATAGCCTTCTTGTCTTTCAGTGCCGCACCAGACTCTAATTTAATATCAAAATCTGCCAAATGCAAGTCTTTGCTCAACTTTAAAAACTCACGCTCGCCATCGGTTAAAGCCACATTGATATACCCTTCGCGGGAGTAAACAAACTTCGCTACGTCACCAGTTCTTTGAAGCACTTGGTTCATGAAAAGATTGTGCTCATAGAATTTCTCTACCTTCAATTGACTCTGAGCGGCCACATTCATCTGCTGTTTCGCCCCTGACTCATACGGTTTAGAGATTCCTTGCACCTGCTCACTTGTGCCAATGATCCGGTTGTAGCCTTCCGTCAGTGTGCCAATCAAAAAGAACATGTTGTTTACCTCTGCGATGTGGTTTCCCATCTCCAGCATCGTCAAATGCTTTTGCGTGAAAGGGTTTGCGCCCACCATCTTCGAGGAATTGTACATCAAGATGCCGGCCTTTTTTGCGCTGTATATGGCGTCTTTCGCATGCCCTGAGCCAATGATCGCTTCATCAATTAAAAGCGCTGTGCTGAGCCCCGAAAGGTTGATAATCTCTTCAATACGGTTGTAAATGGTGTTCACCATGCGGGCAACATTCTCACCCACCAGTACCAAAGATTTTTCCCGGCTGATCTGACCAATGATCGGATAGCCTACATACCGCTCTTTGCTTTTCTTCTCCGCAGCATACTTATACCGGCCCACATTCAAAAGAGTGCCATGCCCAATACGCGTAGCCTCCCAGACCTCCTGCTTGTGTTTGTCCTCTGTATACCCTTTGGGCGGTTTCTGGTTCGGATCCAGCTCGATAAACTCCACCTGCATACTGCGGTCGTCATCAATGCTTTTGCGCCATTTTTCTACTTCTTTTGCGGTTGTCGCTTTACCATTGATCTCCACCAGATAACGCTTCGGCACAGCAACCTTGAAAAACATGCGCTGTTTTAAGATGGTATTCGTTAAAGAATAAGCGCCTTTGCGAAATGGATAAAAGATATTGTTGAAGTAGTCAGCTCTGCCGAATTTAGGATCGCCCTGATTAAAGTCATGCGCTACGGAGGTTAAAATATTGGTGCGGTAATATTCGGAGAAGTAGGGCCTAGCAGGGTCGTAATTGAATGTCTCGCCTTTGCTTAGTTTTTTCGCGGCTTCTAACAGTCCTCTAGCACCGGTGCCTGTGTCCAGCGCCTCCCCATATTCATCCATGATCTCGGTCATGGTTAAGTAATCCAGCACACTCACTGCATTGACTCCTGGGTCTTCGAAGGTTCTCACCCCTCTTTTCGCTAGCATACGCACGTTCGAAGGGTGTACGTGCTTTACAACCACCTCTCCATTCACTACATCTACAAAGGCGAATTCCGAATTGATGTCAAACTTATTATCGAAACAGTCCCGAGCCAACATCAAAAGGTTTTGCTCGTTATCGATATGCCCCAAAAGCTTAAAAAGGATAAGCTCCATTTTTTCCCTCGGGAAGAGTCTGCCTAAAAGCTCATCGACCGGAGCAGCTAAACTGATATTTTTATCTGCCAGAAATTCTGCATTCACGCCATCCTCTGAAGCAAGCTGCTGCGCAAGCATCGTTTTCATCAGCGCCTTTGCATTCTTTCTGTCTTCACGGAGCTTTTTGTCGGTAAACTCCATGCTAATGTTGCGCACGGTATATTTAAACGGCTGCTTCACGATCTCGCCTAACGTGTGCGATTTTGCAGAGTAAAAGAAGTGATTGTCACGGACCGGGGTTAACCCCTTATACCCATACGCCATCTCTGCGGCGATATAATCCTTCGGGTTGATCTTTCCCTTGGCGACATCAAAAAGATGGGGTGTGTTCGGGTTGTCATCGTCGTAGATACCCGACTCGTTAAACAGCATCGTGTCGCTGATCTGCTGAATCTGGTTCAGAAACAGCGTGTCGTCTTTTTCGTATTCCGGCTTCCATACCAGCAAAGGTGCATCCAGAACGCGTTTACGCTTGCCAGGGAACGTCCCGTCGTCGGTAATCTTGATCTGCGTTAGTTCGTCATAAAAGTCTTGCTGATCGAATTGCATGGAATACAGTAGTAGGTTAAAAAGTTTTATTACACAATATTACAGAAAAATTATTTAAAATACTTGCAAGGGAATATTTCTGTTTGTAAGTTTGTTCTATCAGTATTTATCATTCTTGGTGCATCTCGATAGATAAATATTGCGCTTCGGTTCAGACCTATAGCACGCCCATTTGAAGATGCACCTTTGAATGGGCTTTTTTTATGCCCAAATGAATCTCTTCTGATTTATTATGCTGCGGGCAGAACAATCTCAAATCATTCATTTAAAATAAAAATCCCGAAAGGGTTGATGGTATTCTGCACCCAAATTTGGATCGATTGGTGCCATTGTAAAAAAGCGTTACAGTTGGGGGGTCGGATGACATATGACGCAATCTGAGACAAAGGAGAACAGGAAAGTCGCCAACGGGACTGGAAACCCGAATTACTCCACAGGGAAACTACCAGTTGATTTGGTTTCTCCAACGTGAATTCGTAACTGGAAAACAGTTTTAACAAAGTTTACGTTGTTGTCTTTTACAGCTAATTTATCACTAAACTTATGTTTGGGGGTAAGGGGGCCTGTAAGAGACAACTTCCGGAATAGCGTTCAAAAAAACAGTCTTACCCTTTATAAAGTAATCCTTATGAAACATAAACTTACAAAGTATCTCTCTGACGGGCGAAATGAAAAAGAGTTCCTTGATGTGTTTGTCTTAATACAAAAGTTCGGAAAATTTTCTAAAGGAGAAATATTTGAAGAGTTTTATACTTCAGGGAATCGATTTTATGGAGTTTCTTCTAACTTATTTGACCCAAAATTAAAAAATGGGCACACAAAAATTATTTTAGGAAATTCTTTAAAATCTGCCCCAATTTGCTTTCTAAAAAAAATTAAAAAAGAAGAATCTATGCTTTATAAGCTTCACTCGAAAGGATTCGAGGGTTTAATTTCCAATACTTATAATGTTAACCAATACTAAACAAGATTCTTTATGGAGGAAATCAGCATAGGAGATGAGTTTATAGCAATAGGCATTGACCAAAAATTTGTAATCACCGGCTTTAAGACTGAAGTAGAAAATGAAGGAGAAGAAAATGAGAAAAAAACGGATTTTTTAAAGGTGAGAGTTTTTAGAAACGGCGGCTCTCATAAAGATAAAATGGAGATCAAGTCCGCTATCAAAGGATTCAGTGACAAGAGTTGTTATATTCATAAAAAAATGCTTATAATTTAAAAACGAGAACCACCATGGAAACAATTCAAACTTATAAAGCGCCTACTCTTTATGGAAATAACGAAGACGTGAGACGTCTGGAAGAGTTTATTTTTGGAGACATCCAACAGGCGGCCTACTATCCAGAGACTGCTGAAACAAAAAATGGAGAAACTGTTATGTGGAGGCACTATCAAAGTGGTTTTAATAACTATGGAAGTAAGTTGATCGTTAAAGAAGATGGCTTGATATGGATACCTGAACCGTACGGAAACACTCGACAACTAACTCACAGTCATATAAAGTTTATAGAAACTATTCTTGGGCACAAAGTTTATCAAGGAGAGGTGATTGAAAAGAAAACATCATGGCCGGATGATAAAGAAGAAAAGCCCTTAGAGAAAAAATGGATACCAAAAAATGGAGAAAGAGTGAACTGTCTAAATATACATGGACAGATTTTAGGCACAGGTTTATTTATAGGAATGCTTGGGAGTAGATTTATTGTCTACGCTTGGAATTATGATGAACAACAATTTGGAATATTCGATTCAGTAAAGCCTGTTGAATCATGAACGACACCCTCACAGGATTACTTGTTTTAATATTCACCTTGCTGATCACGGGAGGGATTGCTTTTCGGACGGCAGTTAAAAAGAAAAGATTATTATGCCAAAATTATCACAACAAGAAAAAGTAACTTATCTGGACTTCGCTTTGAAACTGACAGGTTTTGCTATGCCTGAAATGTATGTAGATTTGATTGTAAATCTCTATGATGGTGTCCTCAGGAAAGGGGGCAAGCTTGACTTGAAAGATATTGCGCAAATTAAAGCTGATAATTGCGGGAAGTACCCAAAAGAGTTTATCGAGGAGGAAAATAAAAAAGCACAACAACCATGATACAACCCTATGAAAATTACTTCGACGAGGCAACGGGAATGTACTTGTATGAAGGCACTCATTACGATACTCCTAAAAGCATGATCTGTAATGGAATGTTAGAGATAGATGACTTTCATGACTCAGCGCAGTTGATTCTTGACACGTTAGTTCATTTAAGAGATAGACCCAAAACCAACAAATACCACGACGAGCTTGTGAATGAAGTTTTCGGAGGCATACAAGGTGCAGCATACATTGTGCTCAGTATCCTTGATAACAAAGGCTTTCTTGATTATGGGGTCAGCCTTCGCGGCTCATGGGTAGAGCCTTCTGGAGATATATTGATTAATGATTTAACAAGACTTTTAAGATGATGAAAACTAATAAACAAATTGAAAATTGCCTTACCAGTGATTTAAGTAATTTTCTTAATGAAATAAACCCCGAAGGAGAAGATAAAAAACAATTATTACTTGAATATTTCTCTTCGTTCATGGAGTCTGCTAATGTAGACACTGATATCACGATAGCTGTATTAGAAAAATTTGGCGAAGAAGGGAAAGAGGAGGCTAGGAATTTAAAAGTTAAATGGGGATATTAAAATGACAAGACTATCCAAGCCTCAAGAGGCGCTAATTAGAGAACTACAAAAGAATCCCGGCGCCAGCTTTCTATTTCGGGGAGCGTGGGAGTTGCAAAAACAAAACGGGCATTATACTGTATTTACAGCAAAACCTGCATGGTGCACCTTTAAAGTGCTTATGCGCTATGGGCTCATCCAGCAGCAAATCATCCACGAGAAGTTTGTGCGGTATTCTCTGACAAAAGGCGGCGAAAGGTTTGTGGTATGAAGTGTGCCCAGAAAAGAAGATACCTTACCCGAAAAGAAGCAAAAGCGGTTGTGCGTGTCTTCAAACTTGAAACGCACAACCCGGACTTTCATCTGTATCTGTGTAACGAGTGTGGATATTATCACTGCACCTCCATGTCAAGGAAAGCCGCGAGAAGGGTTAATTTTAAGAAAAATAAATCGAAAGAGTGATGGAACAGTCAAATAAACTATCTAAGGCATACTCTTCGTACAACCAATGGTTAGGGCTTATGATGAAGCTCTCCTTGGTGTTGGCCTTGATCGGAATGATCTTTTTGATATTAGTCTGCTCAAGCTTTAAAAACGAGCATCCTGATCGGTGGAATTACCTGTATGCTCTGATTGCGGATGTGATAATCTGGACAATAATTCTTTTGATTGATAGGCATAAAATGCTAAAAATTAGTAAATTGCAAAGGATTGAAAGTGAACGCTTAAAGGTTAAATAACATGGAAAATCCTATTATTATTGAAACCTATCAAGAAGACGGGAAAACTTGGCCTATCTACCATCAGTTCCCCGTTTGTGCTAAGAGCAACAAGCTTGCTCAAGAATGTTTTAAGATATCGGGATGTGAAGGTGAATGTCTTAATCATGTATGCACAATTCCTTGGGATGACGGGCCTGGGTGGACAAAAGGCAATCCTACTCAATTGTGGGTTTTGAATACACTAATCCTATTTAACTAGGCATAGATTTTTACAGTAATGATCAAACTTAATCACAAACAGTCATGGCAGAGCAAAAATTCAAAAAAGGCGAAAAGTATACCGCGACCAATAAAGCTTCTAAAGAGAAGGTCGAATTGATCGGTGTAAACCAAGAATATGATCTTGTGATCGTCAACACCATCCCAGGCACCCTTGACAAATTGTCGAACTATAGCGCGGTAAAGCCTGACGGAAAACTCTCAAAAGAGGAGTCTGAAGCGAGAAATGAAGCGTATGGCTCCAACTGGGATAATTGATTTTTCACCCGAACCACTAAAACTTATATTATGCACGATCCAAGAACATTAGCTTTTTCTATAAAAAGTCCTTTTAAACGTAAAAGTGGATACAGGGAATCACTGATTGACATTTGGCATGTTGACCCTGATATTCATGGTGATGATGATAGCTGTGGCTGGTTTATCCGCTCTAGGCATTTAGATGAAAAGATAAAAACCCGAATTATTTCAGATTTTGAGTTTAATCTAAGATACTGGTACACGCCAGATGGCATAGCTAAGTTTTCTGAAATAGGGCTAGCGGTTGAAATGTACAGAACTGCAGCTAATGTGTTATTTGGGTACAGTAGCAGAAAAGTGGATAATTTTATGAAAAACCATCTTCACGAAATTATTCACTTTTGCGAAAATCCAATCGACTCTATTTCGGATGATCTAAAGCGACTTAATCGACCTATATCCGAACTTGCCAGTATAATTATGTCAGATATTTCTCATAAATCAAGACCATGGTATAAACACCCTCGTTGGCATGTCCATCATTGGGAAATTAAATTCTGTTTCATAACTAATTTTTACAGAAATCACATCAAGAAGTGCGACAGGTGCGGGAAGAGAGGATGGAAAGGCGGATGGTCTAAATATTATGTTGAAGGGAAGCCTCAATTGGTCTGCGGAAGGAAAGTTCATTATGAAAATTCTGTATCAGTGAGATGAGCCAAAAACTTATGCCTATCGAAATAATAAGAAGCTTCTTCGTTGGTAAGAGGCATGGTTATACTACACTTGTAAAGTATCATCTGCTTGCTGATGGCAGTATATTGGTGGAGGGCACAGAGCATTACTCTGGTGATGGATACGGCGAGGATACACCTTTTTATTCCATAGAAACAAAGCAATACCTGAAAATTGTTTGGGATATTGATATTTAATCCGAACCACCATGAGCCAAAAACTTCTAAACAAATACGCCAAGCAGTACGCCCTTTATCAATTAGAGGGATCTGAGGGCGATCCTCGTGCCACAAAACAACTCGGCAAATTCATCGAAGCAGACTTCAAGGCGGGCTTCTCCGCAGCAGTTCACTTGATGGGCAATGAAAACGAAAAGATGTCCATGCTCCGGGTGATTCTTGATCAGCACTTTAGTTCTAAAGACGTGAATCTTGAAGAGGTGGGACGCGCAGTGGGTATCTGCTTTGGGTATATTTAAATTCAATCGAACCACCAAATGAAACTAGAATTATATTTTTCCGAACAGGAGATGAGAGAATTTCTTAAGAAACACTGGTGGCTATCGATGTCAATAGGCAGCTACGAGATTGCGAATACCTCTCATAATGGCACAGATACGATTCCCTGCACAGTAGAAGTTTTCTGGAAAGCGGGCATCAAGCAAGACACAGATTCTTGGGAAGATAAGCCTAAAGACTTCTTCGATGAATTCTCTCTTAAAGCAAGCTTTCTCAAAGAAATGAAATCTCAACTATTAAAGTTATGAAACTTCGCGAACCACGCTTTACCTTAAAAAATGGCGTACAGCACCTCTCAGAAGGCGTGTACAAGCTACACAGACCCCTGCATGAGTATGTGCCTAAAAACAGTAAGATATGCGTACGATACTGCCGGTTTTATGCCTACAAAGGATCACAGTACCCCAGAGTCGTCAACCTAGATGAATTTCACCCGGATAGCATCCTTGAAAACTGCGCCTTTCACGTAGGAAGTTCTCTTTATAAAGAATACCTGGCAGTGAAAGTCTCTGAAGAGTTGGAGAGTATTAAAGCGCAATTATCTCCAGAAGAAAATGCAAAAGAAGATAGCCTCGCTGAGGCGTGGAAAGTAAATATGAACGGATATTAATTATGGAGAATATAGACTATAAAAAACTTCTTGAGAAATATCGACAACATGTTGAATGGATGGAAGGAGTAGACTTTGTTTTCAATATGATGGATACTGATAAATATGGAGATGTTCAATTCACGAAGGAAGAAATAGAATTTATGCAAAGTATTTCGCCTGACTATAAAGAGAGTTTTTTATGACCATAGAAGAATTACTCGAACAAGTAGCTTATTATTACAATAACCATCGCATCCTGATCACATGTTTTTCTTTCAAGGATAGCACAGAGCAAATCCTTTACCGGGTGTACTTCAAACATCTTCCTTCGAGTGAGGTATTTAACCCACTCGTTGATAAGAAATTTCATGCAGAAGATTCTTATGAGAAAGCATTGGCGTTTATCCTGGGAGAATGTGAGAAGTTTGTCAGCAGGAAACTAGTCAATACCGATAACTAAAATCCTTTTGGATGTATACCTAAAAGTAGGTAATTTCGGCATTTCAACTATTTAAGAACAGATCATGTCCAAAGGAAAACTAACAACATTGCAAGAGGCACAATCCTCCATCGAAAAATTCAAAGCAAGAACGCTGCAAGAAGGAGAAATCTACGTCGAGTCATTCTTCTTCGATATTGATGCCATCAAAGAACTCATCGAAGGGGTGCCTGTGAAAAGTATTACCGGTGTCAGGATCCACCTGGCAGAGGTAGCGCGCGAAGGAGGGTTTGCTTTAAGTCCTGTGGTGGAAGTTGTCTCGAAGGATAATACGGTAAAAAAGGGGCAGGTTAAAGTATTAGATACACCCCCGCCTTGTCCTACGAACTGCTTATGACTAACATTTTAAAATATTTTATCGTATATCCTGTATACGGTATCAACGCAGCAATTACAATTTTGCCACTGATACTTCTATTAACGCGCAAGGAGTTAAGTCATCCTTTGCGCGTTTTTACTGTATACTTATCTTTTAAGTTTATTCTTGACAGCATTGGCCTTTTTATGGCTTGCCAGAGCATGAATACCTTACTGATCTGCAATACTTGGGTCTTAGTAAGTGCTATTTTAACGGGGTTATTCTTTCAGTATATCTTCTTAGATAAACCCAGGAAGATGCTTGTGACTATATTAACGATTAGCTATGTGGCATTATTTAGTGTTGATCTCATATGGTCAAATCCGATCGTAAATGATCTTCATAACCATAAGTACGTATCTTTCTCTCTTCCACTTCGATCTGCATTCATTTTATTTCTGTGCCTGTTATTTTACTCAGAACTTATTCAAGAGCTTTACATCAAAGATTTGACCCGTTCAGCAGTATTCTGGATTGTATCGTGTTTATTGGTTTATCACTGCTCAGCTCTGTTTTGCACTATTGTGTATCAGAGTGAATATGTTTGGGAAGGGAAAAACTTTCTAAAGGTTGTAACGGATATTCCTGTAGCAGTAGAATCTTTAACGATGATATTAGTAGCGATTGGCGTGATGAAAGAAAAAAAAGTCGCCCCGATCAAGAGCGACTAAATGTTTTGCAATGGGACCAGCACTACAAAGAATTAGAAGAAAAAAAACATAAAGTGTAGGCTTCAAAATTAATTTAATTCTGTGAATTTTCAAACTTTGTTTTGAGTGCCTTTTGAACAATATCTTCCCGGATGTATGTGACGCCCTCCACCTCTACAGCTTCTGGCACGTCTTTAATAAACTCTGGCCGGATTTCTTTTGGCAAGGTTATCGTTGTACGAGTAAGTTCCATTTTTCATTGTTAAAAAAAATAATCTTCAAGGCCTCCACTTTCGGTCCGCCTTTTCCTGCAGTTCCGCTTCTTTGCGCTCTCTTTTGCCAATCACGGCAAAGTTTGCTTTTCTGGCGTTGTTCCCGCCCCACCATTTTCTTTCTTGCTGCTGCTTTGTCATGGGATTGCTGTTTAAGGATTATTTTAAAGATGGTAATGCTTTTTGTATCTTCGCAAAAAGTGATCTTATTGATAACTCATTAGGTTGAAGGTAGTGCTTCCCTAACTTCTCATAAAAAACCTTCAAAAAGGCGTCAGTCCCGTAACAAGCAATAGCCTGCAAAGCCCGAGACTCAGAATGTGTTAGATTAAATTTTGTAATATTATCAGGCTCGTCTTGTAAATAAAAAACTTTATTCGACCCTTCTTCAATCTCGGCGTTAATCGTAAATCTTGCAAAAATTGATCCATCAGGAAGAGCTGTTATCATATTACTGCAAAATCCATCTGTCCCGACAAAAATCGTATGACTTATTTGTTTTACTTCTTTACTTTCCACGAGCTTAAATTCTTCGACGTAATTATCATTAATGCCCCCACAAGGAAATCCATTTTTAACAACCCAAAGCATAGGAACCCATCCCGTAGGTGACCCAACAGGCATCTGCTCTTCTTTTTGCCTATAAAGGCCATGAACAAATTCTCCTTCAATAAGCAGCAGTTTAACTGGATTACCTGAAAATGTTTTATATGTTTTGGTTATATCAATCACAGTAGTATCATTTAAGGTTTATTTATTAAATTCACAACTCTTTTTATAATTAAATTTGCGTAACGAATCATTTCAGGCGTATACTCTAAAAATATGAGCAGTAAGACCATGATGCCTATTCCTTTCATCATGATTAAAGTGCTCTCATCGGTTGGCTTCATACTTTCATTGGTTCATATCCTAATTCTCGAATAAGGTCTACTAATTTGAATATTGAAACGCTGACTTCTATTAAGTCATAATTCAAATAAAACCTAACATCACCTCTTGCTCTAATCCAAACGGTGTAACCCATTTCACCCTTCAAGATACCTGCGCCAGGTGTAATCTTTTCAAGTTCATCTGTGGGAAACACTTCTCTGAAGATTGCTCGACAAGATGGCTCATCCCTCCAAAGTTCTTTTAAAGATTTTCGAACGGGGTTGTACAACTTATCAATAAACTTTGCCGCTTCCATCAACTGAGACCATTGATTACCGGCCACCACTGATAGCTCAATCTCTTCGGCAACTTCTTTGATGGTTGGTTTCATACTTTATTCTTAAACTTCCATTTAGATAATTTACTCAGACTTCCTTGAATATAATTCCTTTGAAGGTTATAAGTCACAGCATGCTTCGGAAACCTATTCGCATAGATCGCAAGCGGAACCTGGGAAAGGATGATCTCGCGAAGGGTGGGCGCGCGGCGGAGGTAGTTTTTCATGGGTTTGTTTCTATGAATTGATACAGAGGTTTAATTCTAAACTCTTTTGTTTTCCAGTATGAGTTTTCTCTAATATGAGTTATAGCCTCCTGAGCAGCAATTTTATTGCTATAGATTCTGTTTCCATAATGCAAAATCCAATAAGTGTCTTCATGCTTAACTCCATCTGTATCGAACCAGCTTCTTATTTTCTTTGCTTCAATAACATACCCATACAATGATTTTTTATACATTATTCTTTAAAGATTAAGATAAATTTTTCATTCCTTTTGTTTAAGAAGACATTTAATTAAAAATTTATTTTTTTGGGTTTTTGAATAGAATAGAAATATACTGCCGTTAATCAGAAGCTTACTAGGTTTACTTACGTATTTATTTTTAAAAAATTTCCTGTAAGAAGTCATTTTATCTATTGAGTTAACATATAAATAAATATTGTAACAAATATTGCTAATACGAAATATTCTAGCTCCGTACCTCTGTCCATTTCTAGTCTCTGCTTGAACTCTTCTTCTTCAACCCACCTATCATCTATATAATAGTTTAGATGACCGACGACTATATTGGCATTAATTTTACCATTAACGCCTACTTTAAAAGTAGCGTCATTACCCCAGATGAAATCAGGTTTATATGTTTGATTTTCTATAGTTAAGTTACTTGATTCTTTACTGAAGTATATTTTCATTTTGTCTGTTTATTTTGACGTCAATATTTACAAATTCCCACTTACTCGCAGCAGCCCCATTTGCGGTATTATCCATCAATATATCATTCGTCCAGAAGTCTAGAACAATCTCTGGCATCTTGCACCGCTGAGGGATGTACATCGGTTCTCTGATCCTACCCCAAATCGGGTTTTCGTCAGGACTGTTTTTCATCTTGAGTGCCTTCATTGTTTATTTTTATATATTTAAATTATTAATTAAAAATCATCATCTTCTCTATCTTCCAGCTTAGGCTTATACAAAACCACCTTGTCAGGGAATTTATTAACTCTACTGCCTTTAAAGAACTTGTAAGGATTAATCCAGAAGACATCAGGCATGACCGAATAGCAAAGGTATTTTTTCTTTATAAGCTCTTTCAAAGCATTTTTATACGTATCGATCGAAGAGACGTTGCATTCCTTCATATAGCGCCTTTTATTGATCCATACATAATCCTTACCTGGACTTAAAGAAAACAGCAGCCACAATAATATCTCTTTCGAACGGAGTGGCAATTCATTTATTTCCTTCCTGCGTTTAGCATCCGTATATAGCTTAGCGTAAATGTCATACTCTAGCTGAACTTTAGCTCTGACGTACCCATCATCTCCTTTTATAAATTGGCCTTCTATGATTCTTTCAACAACCTTTATCTCTAAATCTCCAACAAAAGGATTACCTCCTATCTCTTGATCATTAAAGATTGGCTTTTTATTTGACGACATATTACACTATTTTAATTATAAACCAAATTTACTAAATATTTATTGAATCGCCAAATGTTTAGTATTTATACCTATTAAATTAAGTATAAAATAGTTTACTTAAAATTTAGTTTTGAAATGAAAAATTTAGTACCCAATTATCTTTACCTGTGCGCTTTATTGGCGCTTTTTTAACGATTTATACCTAAAAATAAATTTGTATTAATAAACTGTAATAAATACAAACTTTTCAGAAGCATTTTCTGTAAAAACCCTGACCTAGATATTACCGAGGTCAGGCATACCAAACAAGGCAATTCTGTAAATGATTTCCTGAAAATAAAACTACCACCAAATTATTGACCCAAAATTTAACCCCTAAGCGACTTTCTCCCAAAAGTAACCCAATTACATTACCCACACAAAGAAAACCTCTCACAGGTTAAATTTGACACTATACTTCTTTTCCGGGGTGCGTCTGTAAATAAGCCCCGGTAAAAGTCAGATTCTATCCAAGGATAACTTTGAAAGAGAAAAAGAATGTGAAAGGGATGGTACGACAAAGAATAACCTGAAAGGAAGTGCTCTGAAAAAGGTTGGTGCGGAAAAGGGTTGAAACAAGGAGGGTTCTCAGGAAAAGGGTTAACGCGAAAAAAGGCTATTAAATAAGTGACCCCGAAAAGGGTAACCTTATTTAGGAAAACTTGTTTGGCATACCAAAGCTAAACCGGGGTATTTTCATGGCCCCATCTGATCGCGTTTCAAGTATACCCCGGCCTATTTGTCAAAAAAGATCCCGTAAGGAATCCCTTTTCAAAGATCCAACCCTTTCAAGAGCTCCACCCTTTTCGGGGCGAACCCTTCAAAGCAACAATCCTGAGGAGAAAACCTTGCCAAGAAGGCACCTTTTAGGGGAGCATACCGCCAGAGGTTGTTTTTTAAGGGAACATTCCCAAGGAATACCTTTCCAGGGAAAATGTCAGAAGGGGTAGACGCTGAAAAGGTTAACCCAGTCAAGTACAAACAAAAAAAGGTCAACCCTTTCGAGATTGACCTACGCAAAGTTTCTTTGACAGAGTTAATCTTCTTCGGGGAGTAGCGGTAAGGTAGCTGGGTCAAAGTATTGCATCCTGTCGCCGGTCCATGCGAAAAGAGGGTTGATGTAGAAATTGTTATAGTCGCCTTTCTGTCTGAATACAGCCTTTTCGCGCTCCAGCTCTTTAAAGGCTAGCTGAACCTTGCAACTCTTCAGGCATTGATTGATAGCAATTTTCATCTCTCCAGAAGTAAAGTATACAGGCTGATCGTTACGGATTAACCTTGTTAAAAGTGCCATATAGGCGCGTATCGCTACAGGCGTAACCCTGACAGTTAGCTCAAACAAAAGTCTTGCGTCAAAATGTACGTGACAGGGGTTATTATCGGCATATTCACCTAAAGGGTTAATAGTCAAAGCAATATCCTCTGAAAAAGTAGGCTCCGAAAGGGTTAACGGATAACCGATTCCACTTTTAACGGGTTGTATTACTGTATTTTGACGCATTTTAGTGGATTTTACTCGAAAAAGGCAAATATAAAACAACCAATCCCCTTTCAGATCAAATATGATCAAATTTAATCTTTTATGATCGTTTTTGGATTAACCTTTTCGGGAACTATTTACTAGTATTAACCTTTTTCGTGGGTTATTTTATCAAATATAATTTTGTTAGTGCCTTTTGTCAAGTTTACTGACCTTTTCGGGATTAATCTTGTAACATTACACTTGCATTATTCTAATCCTTTGTAACGATATTCTCTAAGGGTTTACCTTTCAAGCGTTGCATTTTACAAGGAATACAGTTTATTATCAATACTCTTTATAAATAACAGATTTCAGGCATTTATTTTAATAAAAGTGTTGTTTATTAATTATATCGGTATTATATTTACATAACAATCAAAAGATAACATTCTAACCGCTTAAATAAAATGGCAACCAAAATTAAAAAATACTCGGATTGTTTCAGAGGTGCAAAAGTTTCAGCCTTAAAAAATGTAAGTAGAATGAATGACTTAACATGTGAATCGATTAAGATGGGTGATGTTCTAACTATTGATTACAATACAGGAAGTAGGGTATATTTGGTTGAATCAGCGGCAGGTTATAACATTCAACAAATGAAGGAATATTTTCAGCTTATTTAACTAATCTTTTTCACATTCTAACACTTAACAAGATGAAAAAATCACAATTCTCCTTTTTATGCCTATGTTTCGGGCTTTTGATCCTTTCAGGGTTCGCGCATAAGAATTACCTTGACGGGCTGATGGCTGCGTCGAATTCTTGTGGCTCGGATGCCTGCATTATGGAGGCTATGAGTGAGTATGGGTATAGTGTGGATCCCTTGGAAGTGGATGAGCCGACGATGGCTGTGAAATTAATAGCTCTTTACAAATCATTTTAATTTAATCTTTTAACGAATTTTCAATTATGGATATTACACCAATAGGATTTGATAAGTGGAGCTTAATAAATAAGTGGCGATCAAAATTCAACCTGTCAATGAGTCAATTTATAAACCTTCTTGAATCATATAGAAGAGTTATGGAATACCATAACGGAAATGTTGATCAGAAATTATTATTATTAAATTACCCTTCTAAGGTTAAAACCTCTAAAATATACCTTCATGAAGTGTACACGGAGCAAAAAAGGTGTTTATGTTGGTATTCTTTAACCGAGGCGGGTAAGCAAGCAGTTAGAGAGCTTATTAATATTATTGAATTTGATGAAAAGTTAAACTTATTTATTTATAAGCTAGAATAACCCTTCAAAAAGTACCTTTCCCTACGCGCGCGAGGGTATTTTCGCAGCAATAAACTTTTTAAAACAACTTTATAAGATGGAAAATACATTATCAGAAATAATCATCAAGGCTCTAAGAATGCACGGATGCGTTCTTAAAAGATTATCCCCTTCAACGGTGATTGTATCAGGAACTTATTACAAGCACGAAACCCGTGAAAGTTTTGATTCTTTGCTTACATGCAAGCCAGACGGGAGCTACCAGGAAATTACCCTGAAAGAGGGCACTTTAATACCGGTTTCAGAGCCGTTGCAGCTGGAAAATTTGAGACACTTTTTAAATTATTAACCCATGAAGAATTTAAGAATACATAGGCATATTAATATGAAAGTTTGGTTGAAAAACCCCGATTTCGAATTGAATGCCTCTGAAATACAAATCAGATTAAAGGATTTTTTACTGTACTTATATAAAAAGCAATGACCATGAACAGCATAAAAATATCAACAGTAATCGGTGCAAGCGTTTTTATTGCTATGAGTGCCTTCTATATAGGGCTAAACTCGCAAGACAGTAAACCTTTTCCGGCACCCATTAAACGGATCTTTGAAGCGCAAGACGGCTTGCACGTGCTTTACAAGGCAGACAAACGCGTTGAGGATATCCTTATTGAGCTGGAAGACGAACAAGATGTGTATTCTTTCGACATCAACGGCAAAGTACATTCCGTTCAGATTATCCGTCACTGTACCATTGGTGATTGTGATGTCGTGGATGTTGTGATTGATAACGATAACCTTGTTTGCGTACCTTCACATGTGAGACGCGCTAATCAATAAACAATTTAAAACTTTTTAGGATGAAAAACATATTAATAAGTCTTTTCGATCATAGTGGCAATCATTCAAAACCCTACAAAGATGCCGGCTGGATTGTACTGCAAATAGACATAAAGCATAATACAGATATACTAACATGGGATTATAAGACAATCCTCAAAGGCATAGAAGATATGTATATCAAAAAAGAGAAACTTAATATAGGAATCATAGCTATGCCGCCCTGCACAGATTATGCGCTATCAGGTGCGAGACATTTTGCACTTAAGGACATAGACGGACGAACACAGCAAAGCCAGAAATTAGTTGCGAAGACAAAAGAAATCATTGATTACGTAAAAGGAAATTACAATCTTCTTTTCTGGCAACTTGAAAATCCTATGTCGCGCATCCATACTCTCAATCCTTGGTTAGGCAAACCTTTTATGAAATTCAACCCGTGCGACTATGCTGGGTATGCGCCTGACCCCGATAAGGACCGCTACAACAAGGCAACATGGCTTTGGGGAGAGTTTAATATCCCGGATAAGAAAAGACTGGAGCCTCACTACAAAGAAAATCCGGGTTGGAGAAACCTGGGCGGTAAATCCGAACAAACAAAGGAACTGAGAAGCGTAACGCCGTCAGGTTTCTGCCAGGCATTTTACGAGGCCAATCATTAACACAATTTCAAAGAACAACCCTTTAATACACAACACTTTAAAGGGTTGTTCCGTTCACAATTTATACTCTTTTTAAATTAAAATTTCACTATACTATTTCCTGTAAAGGATGTATTTTTAAGGCATGGAAAAACAAAGAAAACCCGGTACGGGGCTACACGGCAAAGGAGGGCGCAAAGCAAAGAACGCCGCAAAATATCACATTACGTACTCACCCTGCGAAGAAGTGCTACAAGGGCTATTAAAAGCAGATATCAAGTCGGATTACATTGATAAGGCACTTCTCTTTTACCAGGAGCACCACACAGAAAAATAAATTAAAAATATTTTAATAAAAGTGTTGGATATTAAAATAATCTTCTTACCTTTGACATAAGCCAAACGGCAAAACATTCTAACCTTATAATAACTTTCAAGCATGGCAACTCAAATCGATTACTCAAACCTTTCAGAAGCATCTGTTTATTGTGGCACTTATGCGAAATACAACAATGGTGATTTAACGGGCAAATGGTTGAAATTTTCAGACTACAACGATTCAGAAGAATTTTTCAATGCCTGTAAAGAGCTGCATTCTGACGAGGCGGATCCGGAATTTATGTTTCAGGACTTCGAAAACCTGCCGGAAAAGCTTTACAGTGAATCACTTTCTGAAGGTGACGTAGACAAGATTTACGAGCTAGTGGATTTTGCTGCAAAAATTGATGGCTGGGACGATTCGGATTGGTTGAGTGCTCATAATACGTATTGTGGAGAAAGCGACCCTGATAATCAAATATTTGATTTTGACGATGATTTTTTTAATATATATTTCGATGGAAAACCAATGGAGGCGGCGCGTGCTGCATCTTTCGGACAAGTAAATTGGTCAGACGATTATATTAAATTCAACGGGTATGGGAACTTAGAGAGTATCGATAAATGGTCTCTCATGAGCCATATCGATCAAGAAGAAATTATAAAAGATATGATTGAAAACCCACGCAATTATAATCTATAATCATGAAAACAATCATCCAAAAATACACCCTCTCAGCGGAACTCCTCCAGGAGGGTGTAAAAGATCCCTTTGGAGCGTACAAATCCGAAGGACGTGCCCTTTACGCGACAAGCCACAATAAATACCGCGTGAAGGTGCGTAACAACGAAACAGGGTATAGTATGAATTTTATCCATTACGGCACCGCTGCGGAGTTTAAGCAAGGTATTACAACACTAAGCGAAGATCGCCTTTTAAATATACTCGTATATGCGATTAGTAAAGCAGATTTAGGTAAGATGTCATTTCCTTCATACTGTGATGCAATTGGGTGCGACCCGGAACTGAAGGCATCCCGTAAAGCACACCGCGCCTGCATGGTGTTGTTGGATAAATTCGAAAACGATCTTTTAATGGGAAATGAGGAGCAAAGGATTCTAACAGAATTAATTTTGGAACCGATAAAATAATTAAAAAATGGCACTTAAAGCTTTAATAGAAACAAATAAATTCCCAAAGGATCAATATGAAATATCTTTTATTGAGAACTTGGTAGAAGAAAATAAATACGGGTCATACCCTAAACAGTTTGATTATGCCATTGGGCTAGAAAGAGACAGCGAGGGTAGAGATTGGTATTACTTATATAAATTAGTCCCGACACACTATTTAAACTAAAACTCATGACAACACTATCCAAAGGCGCACTAATTTCAGCGCTGGACGCCTTAACGAAAAAATCCAACGCTTATCCACTCCCTAAGCAGTCCACCGCCTACAAGGCTATTTTTGGGGTGCTAACAGGCGAGCGGTTGATCAAACCCGTAAAAGAACACATTTCCGAAAAATCTACCCGTTATAGCGACAATACAAAGGTGATTTGCAAAACGCTTGATTCTATCGGGTTACAGTATCACCTTAAGAATGTGAGCCCTGAAAAGGGTATTGCTGGACTGGTTATTTTTATCGACAGTATTATAGAGTGAACTATATGAAAGTTTCAATAGAGAAGTTCAAAGGATTTAAGCAGCACGGATCTTTTACCGTTACGGCAAAATACCGTGTAGGACAAATCATTAATGTATGGTGCGAAAAAGGCAACACAAAAGCCATGTGCTATTCATGCAGGAAATGGGGCGATGAGATAAAAAGCACGTTTGTAGAGCCAACCTTTCAGGGATGTCTGCAACGGGTTAATTAAGCTCCAAACAAGACAGCCAAGCGATTCTATTTTAACCAAAACTGAAAAAGAAAATGAAACCCGAAGAAATTTTAGAAAACAATAAACTTGTGGCAGAATTCATGGGATGGGCATGGGTGCCGACAAAATTTGAAGAAGAATCAGAAGCTATTCGCGTCCCAGGACACTATGAGAGGGGTCATGATTGGCATGATGAAAATTTTAATTACCACCTTTCTTTTGATGATCTCATGCCCGTTGTTGAGAAGATCGAAACAATTGGGCATTATTCCGTTGAAATTGTAGGCGCAAAAACAACGATTGAAGATGGCAAATGGATGCTCGACAATCATTTCAATTACATGTACATTGATCCGTCAGGCTGTAAAATTGCCTCTATTTACAAAGTTGTAGTAAGATTTATTCAATTTTATAACACATTTTCAGCATGATAACATTAATTCTTTTCGGCGCATCCATTATGTGGTGCTTCTTTAGTCTAGCCAAAACAGCAGCGAGCCAGCACGAAGACAACTTTCACAACAGAATCGGCAAGTACGACTAAATTTCAAAGAACTTTTAAACCTTAATTTACAAAAATAATCATGAAAAAGCAATTTAAATCGATTCTCTTCGCGGGTATCACCCTTTTAATGGCATCCTGTGCAGGACAGGATATCCCGCCGGAACCTAAAAACAATCAACCCATTCGGATTTACGTGAAGGCACAGTTTGTCTTTGAATCCGGCGAAAAAAGAGATTCTGAAATGGTAGTCTTAAACGGGGATAAATGATGGAAGATTATATAGCTTTAACACAAACAGCGGTTCTAGCCAAAGAAAAAGGATTTGACGAATATTACAGAAAATCTGTGGAACCAAAAACAGGAGATGTTTGGATAAATGGGGCAATAGGTAAAAATTCGGAACTGGATCGGTATAACAGAATCTGCTTTCCAAGTCAATCTGTTCTGCAGTCTTGGCTAAGGGAAACTCACAACATCCACATAGAAATTACAACCGACAATTTCAGCGACTGGAGTGTTGCCCTAAACGTGAAAGATGACACCGAAAATACAGGATACTGGACGTATGACCATAACTCCTACGAAGAGGCATTGGAAAATGGATTACAAAGAGCACTTGATTTAATTCAATCATGAAAAAACTACTCATCCTTATCCTTTTCGCGTTTCCCTCTTTCGGGAGCAACCTGACCGCGAAAACCGATTACAGCCTGCCAGCGGGAAGTTTCGACACAATCTTTGTCTGGTACAATGTACAGCTTACTGTGCCAGGAAAAACAACCGTGAAAACATTCGTTCCTGTCAGCGGATCAGCGTTGAAGGTGAGTGTGCTTAGCTCTGGAGATTTAACCCTCTCAGACCGCCTAAAACCGGCCAATAATGCCACAATTATCAATGAAGGATTGCTTACCTCTCAAGATGTGATCCTGACGGGCACCATGCTTTACCTGCAAAACAAGGGCACGCACCTGGTAAAAGGCAACCTTGAGCTGGGCGGCAAGAATGTCACCTATAAAGTTTCCGGCAGGACGATTGTTGAAGGGAATTTAAACCTGAACGGAGGCAATCTGTCGATGGAAGGATGCAGCAGCGTGGACGCCAGAGGGTTGAACCTGAACGGTACCGAACTTGTCACCGGGACCGGTTTAATCAAAGTAGCAACGGGTTTAAACCTTTCAGGCGTGCTGACCAGCTCTAAAGACATTAAATTATGCTATCAAGGCAACCCGCCCAATCCGCTTGCGCTGGGAGCTGCGACAAGGGGGTGTTTGAACAACTGCGAGAGCGGGGTTTCTTACGAAGGGCTTACGTTCTCACAAACAGACCCTGAAACGGTTTCTGTCTCGTTTACCCTGAAAGAGGTGAGCGGTTTAAAGCAGATGAATGTAGAATATTCCTTAGACGGTGTTTCCTGGAAGAATGTCTTAATTATTCTGCCGGAGAAAGTGAGCATTGGGGTGAAGTATGTTGGGAGTTTCAAAATTCAGTAAAGCATGAAAACTTTAGCAGATGGATCTGAAGTCGTAGCAAGGTCGTATTACTATATGTTAGATTGGAATGAGCAAGACGAGTGGACTACGATTACGAAAAATTACGGCACGAATAAGTTATGTCTCTTAAATTTAACTCAATACAGAGAATTGTTTATGTATGCCACCATGCACGAACCCACTATATTTAAATATTGAACCCTAAATACACCTCCATCCCACCAGCGCAGCTCCTTGCAAGGCAGCATTCAGAAGCAGAAAAATGCGCCCGGTATTTCTTAAAGAAAGCCTTGAAGGTGGATCCGTCATTAAAAACACTTTCAAAGAATCTCGCGGCAAGGAGAATCCAGGAATTGGATCAAATTATTGAACAGTGTGCGGATCTTTTGGAGATCAAACAGTTTAAAAAGTAGTATTATTAACCTAACCAAGCAAACCCCTTCAGAGCGCCCCTCTTTAGGGGTTTTTCTTTTCGAAAATTTCCTGAATTAAACTATCTTTCACACGCCTGAGCAAAAGTTTCTGCCTTTCAGCAGCGGCCCTGTCTTCGATGACCTGCTTTAATTGGGCTTTTGAGAGGATAATTGTTTTTTTAAGTAGCTGCTGAAGTTCCATTATTTAGACGAATTCTGAATTATGAAATTATATGAAATAATGTTTGTTTATATGAAATTATATGAAGTATCTTTGTAACGAACAAAAGGGAAATAGATTCCTGAAACGCTCTTTGACATGTTGCCCTAAGTAAAGATAAGCCGTGCGAACCACGCGCTTGAAAGGGGTGAAACTTTTAAGACATTTCCGCTGCAAGGTAACAACTTCCGATCTGAAAAGATTCTTGATGCCAACATCAATGCGGATAATTTCCAACCTGTGCCTCCCGCGTAAGAGGTCTCGCCGAAGACGCAACTTCGGGCAGGTGCTAACCTTTTAAAATTATGCTATTCGAAACACTTTCAAATCACTTAAAACCGATAAATCAAGTCGATATGAGCACTCAGAACCAAAATCGCCTCGACCTTGAAGCCCAATTATGGGCAGAAGGTTTCAAAGATGAATCTGCACAGGTACCCCGGACGGATTCCGTCGAAGGGTTTATCCGCGACATGCAGGTTAAAATACAGGATTACGAAAAAATTATTCTTATCGCACAAAAATATTTATGAGAAGGCGTTATTTCGCAACAGTAAGCGACAGGAGAAATTATCCCAGAGAATTGAGGCTTGCAAAAAAACTATACAGGACAAGAAAGCTTTATAAGTTTAATGAGTTTTACTTCAAACCTGATTATTGTTATAATATTGAAATATCTATTTTTAAGTCGCCTAATGGGAAAATAACGGCCTCTTATGACAACTTAGATGGATTTAGGGAAATTTTGGGATTTGTACGATTAAAATAATTAACCATGTCAGGAATTTTATTATCTCACGGAGAGGAGCTACTTGAAGTGCTTCAGATCTCTACCGCTTTATGCCTGCTTCTTTGGGCGTGCAGCTTTGTCATTAAAAACGCTAAACAAAAATCAAAATGAGCAGCATCAAAGACACTTTAGGATTATTATCCTTGATGGGCGCTGTTATGTCAAGTGGCAACAACATCGACCTAAGTATGAGGAAAAGAAACCCCAATAAACCGAGCCCTGACAAGAAGACTATTGCAAAAAGGAAAGCGCAAAGGAAAGCTCGTAAACAACATAGACCATGAGAAACTCTGACCTACGCAACCTTTCCGCGTTTCTGCTGTTTGTGTCTACCCTTGGGTTTATCTCGCCTTATACGGGAAATTTTACAGGGTTGTTTGTGTTTATTTTAATAATATCAGTTTTACTCTTTTTAAAATCTACGACCGATGAAACAAGATAGAGAAAATATTGATTTAGCATTTTGGGCTATGCTTATTTGTGCCCTTATATTCTGTGCCACCTTTTGGTATACCGTATTCTGGGCAGGCATATTGATTGGGACGGTAGTTGTTTTAGCTGGATGTATAGGGTTTCTATTCTTGATTGATTCAGAATTTGTGACAGAAAAATTTAAGCGTACGAAGCCATGAAACTACTAAAACCCCTTTCGCTTCTCCTTTTCGCGCTGACCCTTTTCGGGATGATCATCTTCGAACAGCAACGGGAAGGGTTCACCCTGGCACTGGGACTTTTTGCAGCAGCCCTGTTTTTGGCGGATATTCTCGAAGGGGAATCCTGCGAAGGGAGGGAGCTTGACGAGTATTGAAAATATTTTTTGTAAGTATGCCGGTATTGATTATATTTGAAATGCGAAAACAATTTAGAGTAAATAGATTAGCTTTTTCATCTGGATCACCGGATCACCCATATTTACAGCATCTGAAAAGCCACCCTGATTAGCTCTGATTGTTTTCGCAAAACTCACTCAATGCTTAATCTTACTTAGGGTGGCTTTTGCTATGTTAAAAAAGCTAAAACGTAAAAAGAATCAATTAACCGAAAAGCATTCTAAAAAGAATGTTCAGCTGCCTTGTATGATGTGGACTGACTTCTACAACAAGAATCTCTTAGGGACATTGGCTTATTACGTGCAAATGAGAAGGCTTTACAAGCACCCTATTCTTTACAATACCTCCAAGAGGCAGCTCGCTGAAAAGATGGGCATATCTTTGAATGCCTTGAAATTTCATTTAAACATTCTGACAGAAGAAAAAGTCGTCCAATTTCGTGACGGACACATTTTCCTGTCAGGCAGTAAAACCCTGAATAAATTGTACCCTTCCAAAGGGGTTTTTATAACCGGCAAATGTGTCACTGCAACATCTGGAGAAACACTAGCCGAAACGAAAATACTATTAAGGTCTATCTCAGTAATTTCAGTGCTGAAGATGGTATACAAACATGTCCAGAAGGAATTCGAACTCGAAACATTGAAAAACAGAGCTGGGAAATTTGACCTTGGCGCAGGCGTGAAAAGGAAATTGGACGCGTATGAAGCTAAGGGCGGAAAGAAGTCTCGAGGACAAGTTTGTATATCAAATAAAGGCATTGCAAAGCATTCAGGTAGAAAGTCTGAGACCACAGGACGTAAGTATAAAAAGATCTGGCAAAAAGCCGGCTTGATGGAGTATCGTCGAAAATACGTCATCATCCCCGAAAAAGAGCGCCATCTTTATCATGATGAAACTTTTGGCTTTTTAAAAGGCGCTTTTTTATTCGGGTACATGATTGTTCGTGAGGTGATGTCTGAATTTAAACTTCCAAACAGGGATTATTTAGAAATTCCTAAGGGAGTCAACTATTTGAAGACGTACACGAAGCAACAATTGAAAGTACAGAATCTGCGTTACCTCAGCTCTGGTACAATTCCAGTCACTTATTTGACAAGCTCAATACCTGCATACGTTTTCAAGAAAAAGTAAATTTTTAACATATTACCGTTTTCAGCAGTCACCTTTTAAAGTTGAATGAATTGTCGTATCTAAGCAAAAACAATCATGCAAAGAATCTTAATGCTCTTGAGCCAAGTGGCTCTGCCTGACACCATCACACAGCACGGTGGCAAAATCTTTTTTCGGTCCAGCGTGCTGCATAACAGCCAAGGCGATATTGTCTCAGAAGCCCTTATTTCGTGCCCCACGAAAGCGGTGAATGAAGTTATTGAAAAGTATGGACAGGGACACGAAGCGATCCCTTTTGTGATGCCTCTTTTAACAATGGTATATCCTAAACAGAGCTAGCCATGATCACCTTCTCTATCATTATTTATCTATTACTCATCTTCACCCTTTCAGGGGTGAGCATTCAAAGAAACCAATGTGGACATCATTCTTAAAAAGTTTAAATCAGAATTACGTGGGCTGGGAGCTATACTGGTGTGTATGCGTTACAACGGCAGCTATTGTCGGGTTTTCCCTTCGCGCGTGGCATCACTACAAAATACTCCGCGAAAAGAATGAAATCATCATGTGGAATGTGCAGGAGCGGATTGCCCTGGAAAAGGTCATCGAAGAGAATAATGACTCGATCACGAGCTTACGCGAAAAGGTGCGGTATTATAAAGGGTTGGCGAATAAGAAAAATTTTAAGAAATCATGAATACAGGTGATTATGTAGTAGTCAAAAAAGACATTGAAATACCGCCTTTTGAAGCTAATTGGTTATCGCATGATAAACGTTATCAGCTAAGGAGTGTTGAAGGTGAAAAAGTCTCTTTAGTGGGCATTGGTGAAGAATTTCATATACCTATGATAGGATTAACTGATAGATTATATTTCCCTAAAGAATTATTTAATAAACCATGAGCATAGATACATTTAACATTTTCGGACGAACCAAGGAGAGTACATTTAAATGTATGATCTCTTCAACGGATACTGGCGAATGGGCCTTGATCCATAGCATACCCAACCTAATTGAGCTAGATATTTTTGATGGTATATTTCTATCAGACAATCTTCCTAAGGAAGAGAGCGAAAAATTACTTTTACAGAAAGGCATATATAAATGTGATATCCATACGGTTTCATATCCATCAAATCATCAATTAGACCCGGAAGAATGGGATATGGACATCAGCATTGACAACATTGAACTAATTATAACATTACCATGAGAGCGCACCTTTGGCAGGATCACCCCAACCCGGTAGACATCCCCAACGGGTTTAAGCCGCAGAAATGTGGTGTGTGCGGGTTGGAGCGGTATCATCAGCGTATTGTCCTACAGGACCGCTCTGTGGAATATTTCGAATTGTACTGGCGCAACGGCAGGTATCTTGGCGAGCAGGATGTGCCTTGCGTGGATTGGGAAGAGGAAGACGCGAAAAGGATTGACTGAAAGAATATCTGTGAAATAATTTGTATTAATGTGAAATTTATTTAAATTTGTGTATGAAGACGACCTATTTAATAAAAGAGTACGCGGTCTTGAAAAAAGTGAGCTACCGAACGGTTTGGAACTGGATCAATAAAGACCTGGTCAAGACAGAAAAGCTCCCCAGCGGAAGGGTTCTTGTCGTGGAAGACCTTGAAGAGGAAAACTTAAAATAAGATTTATATGGAATTTCAATTTGAAGGAGTTACTTTTTCTGCCAAAGAGCACTCAGTACATCAATTACTATTGGATAATGCTTCAGTTGCATGTGGATATGGTGTTTCCGAAAGCTCGATAAGGCAGCATAAAAGCACCAAGTCTGATGAGCTTGTGGAAAATAAACACTTTATCAGTGTCAGTAATACTGACAGCAGTGGTTCTCAATCAGTTACGTACTGGACAGCGAGAGGACTTATTCGGTTGGGATTCTTTATAAGATCTGAGAGAGCGAAAAAATTCAGAGATCGAATTGAGGATTTGATTACAGAGCAGACTTCTCAGTCTCATTCAATAGTTATGCCTGAGTTGTCAAGGTTACAAATATTGGAGATGGCACTTGAGGCAGAAAAGAAAGTGATTGCACTCGAAGAAGAAAATGCGATACTGGCACCAAAAGCGGAGTATGTGGATGTGGTGCTCTCCTCAAAGACAACCATGACAACATCCGAGATCGCTAATGAGTTGGGGCTATCAGCCATCGCCTTGAATAAAATACTTGTAAATAGAAGGATTCAATACAAGAAAAGCAATGGCAGGTATATGCTTTATGCCGACTACACAGGGAAAGGTTATATTGAGACGAGGACGCATCCGCATACGACTGCGGAAGGAGTCACTTATACAGAGCACTATATGGTTTGGACTGAGAAAGGTAGAGTATTTTTAAATCATTTAATAAACGAAAATCTATCCTGGTCCAAACCCGGCAAAAAGAAGCAGCAAGAATTGAAGTTAAAGCAAGGATAGCATTTTAAATGGCACCCTTAATAAATTATTTTCAAACCTTTATTCAAAACAATTATGAAAATTCAAGTATTAAAAAGAACATTGCCACTTGATGGCGCACAGGTAATCTTCACAACTGTTGAGCACGGCTTAACTTACACAGGCTGGTTTGACAAAGAAAAAGGGGTAATGAAACACTGGATGAAAAGTAGTACAGGTGATAGAGGTAATATTATGATCGTAGAACATACTTTATCAAGTGTTTATGAGTGGTTTTACATATCAAACAAATTTCCGCGCGCAATGCCGCGGTTGGATGCGAAGGGGGAGATTGTCAAAAAAGAAGAGGTTTTTATGGAAATCTCTGCCGAGAATGTAAGTGATGCACAATAAAACCTCACCACAATGACCATAGAAGAAGAGTACTTAATCTGCGAATACATGGGCGTTAGATTTAAAGATTATAAATACTTACCATATTTCGATAAAATATTCGAAGTAGCAGACCGCATCGAAGCGAAGGAAGGTTATGCCTTGGTCATGTATCATAATAAATTTCTTTTCAAGAATCTTGCCACAGAAGGGTATGCGCCCGCGCAGACGGATTATAAATATCCGGGTGAAAGGAGAATCGCTGCGCATGGGTGCCTGGTAAAAATGATCAAATATATCAACGCTTTAAAAAAGTGGGAACTATGACACTAACTGAAGGAGAGAAAGTAAAGTATAAGCACGAAGGTTCGACCATTTGGTTAAAAGGCACGGTAGTTAATTTAAATCAAATGACGGGACTGAAGCATGTAAAGTTAGTGGATGAAAACGGATACACGTGCAGAATCCCAATTCATTTAATTAAAAAAATAAAAAATTGATCTATGAAAACATGGCAAGATGTTTGGACCCCACCCTTTCGAAAGGAGAAGTACTCAGAGTGGGTGCTAGACAGCAAAGGACACTTCGTGTTTCAATTTGAAGAGGTTAGCCTTAAAGAAGAGGTTAAGATCATAAACTTGATCAATGGCATTAAAGAGGAGCCCTTCGAAGAAAAGCTAACTTACAGCAATATCCTGATCCAAGATGAGCAAGGCAGAGCTCTTCTCATGCTTCGGGGCTGGGGATACCTCACCGGCATCGGTGGGCTGAATCTTTCCGATAAAGAAGCTGCCCACATTCAAGACACCTTTGGCGCATATATTCTTTCAAAATTAAATCCTGAAAAGGGTAACGTATAAATAGTATCGTGTATGAAAAAAAGACAAAAAATAAAGGCCGAAATTGCTGCGAACAATTGCAAAATCTCCGAGCTGCATATTAAAAATACGGCACTCATAAAAGAATCGCTACTATTGAGCGACAAAGAGCAGTGGTTCGTCGAAACGGAGGAGCTTATGAAGTTTGGCCGCGAAAAGAAAATGTGCAAGGTTGGGCGAATTCACTGGAAGCAATCCTTTGTGGATCAAGACAAGCCGGACGTGCCTGTGATCGTGGAAAGGCGCCTAATTGTAATGATTAACGGAGAGTGGAAAATTTAAAATTCAAGCCTTATGACTCACGCGCAAAACATCATCTACAAGCCGATCCTTCTCAGCGAGCGCAAGCCGGGAAAACCCGGATGGTTTAACCTGGTCTGCGACCTTTCTCCGACGAGCTGTGGCAGGGCATTCTTTGACGGCACCACGTTTAAATTTGAGAACAAGTGCCACGATTGGAGTAGGCTCCTGCAGGATGGGGATTGTATTTATTGGTTGGAGGCGCGTTGGGAAGATTGAAAGTTAGACTTAAAATACTAGACCAATGTACAGAATAGACCACTGGGACCCAGATATTAACAAAATGAGCGGATGCGGATTCGCCATCAAACTTTATCCTGAATTTAAAGAAATGGTTAAAAAATCAGGATATCTCCAAGAGAACATTGATAATATGATTAAAAAATGCGCCCCTATTTGGCTTAAAGATCATGGATATAATCCTGAACTCAGTCGAATAATGGTACGATGGGGAGAATGGGGGCCTGAACACATTATGGTTCCGGGGAACGCCTGTGGCCTTGACAAGCACTATAATGGAATTGATCACAGGGAATGTTTAACGCTCTTACCACATAATGTCGACTCTCTCAAACAAGCGAGTTTAATACTAACGGTTTTCTGCCGTATTGAAAAAGCATTATATTTGACTACGTCAACTCTTTAGCTGTCTTAAATACCATGAACGTCACCTCCACCCTTCAAAAGCAGCACCTATACAGGGCAAGCTTTCCAAAGATCCTCGCTGAAAGATTAGCTTCTCAGGTGACGATGGAGTACCATACCTCGACAGAGGATTCCTTGCATGATCTGATCCTTGACGCATTTCTCTGGGAGGAGTCTGTTGAAGGTTCTAAATTCTGGAACGCTATTCTGCAATTGTATGAAGAGGGAAATGAACCCTCTGAAGAGGATATTCTTTATGTGTTTAACACTTTTAACATTGAAGCTTAATGGAAAATAAATTTAAAAACGGAGATTTAGTTAAAATTAAAGGACGCGAAGATGTGTTAATTTTCGGCCAATATGGTGGCGGAGCTTATTACAGAGATGACGAGGAGGATGATAAGTTGGTTCATGCAACGCTTCATTCTCAAAATAGCGCTTTTTGTAGGCTAGTTAAAATTGAAGACATAGAAGTTTATAAACCTGTTGCTTATGTAACCACACAGCAAGTGAAAGAAGCCTTAGGAGTCGATAATTTTAGGATTGTAGACCCCATCAGCGAGGAAGAGCAAAAAGCACAAGAGGAATCTAAACAAGTATGGGATAAAAGACTCAGCCCGAGCAAATATTACCCAGTACAACCGTTTAAAGAAGCTCCCGCCTGGCCCGATAAAAAATTATCAAAAGGGCTTATATATGACGAAGAAGCTCTACTGGCGATTTGTGATTTTCTTGGAAATACTTATCTTGATGCGCAAGAGTCTTCCGGGGAAAATATTTTAATACTCATGCACTCTCCAAAAAAGAAGCTCATGGGTTTAACGATAGGTCATGGTCGGTGCACGTATTCAGAAGACACGATTAATAACCTTCAAGACAAAAAGATTATTACATATAGCCCAAGGGCTATCGATGAGAACGCAGTATTTGATCTGCTTAACAGTATAGGGTATAAATTTCCTCTCTTTAAGCGATCAGGACTTGCTGATTTGGGTAACGACAGCATGACAAGGGATTCTATCGGGAAGTGTTTTGATGGACGAGGAGGGCTTAGTAATTTAAGCTGGAAAGACGGAAAAGTTGAGTATGTGAGTATAGATTTAAATAGAGTTTATAACACTTGGCTCAATATATTTCCAGACGGATCTCTTGAGTTGAGGGACAAGTACTGGAATCTTGTAAAAATCGAACCGGGGCAGGTTAAATGCGTACAAGATGTTATTAAGGATGCTGGATATAACTTTATAAATTAATGCAATGAAAAGACAGCTTACTGATGTTAACTTTTCAGAACATTTTTTGCAACAATGCCTAAACGAGGAAAGAAGTCAGAGAAACAAAAATTGGTCTAAAAATATGGAAAATAAATCAAACCCTTCATACGCTATTCCTGTAGAGGGGAAATTAGTAAAGAGTGATGCAGAAAGTCAATGGTGGGTTTCAGACAAAGATGGTATCTTTAACCCAAAACAAGAACACCTGGACATCCGCACGCACCTCGCCTCCTTGATGATGCAGGGACTGATCTCTCACTACGGAGGATCCAATCCAGAATCCAATGCGAAGATGGCCGTCGAGAATGCCGACGCGTTGATTGCTAAATTGAATGAAACCAATTGAAGCTAATAGTTATTTAGAAAATATATAAATTACAATATTTTTTAGCTAAGCATTTCGTTAATAGAAACTTAATAATTATCTTTGACATAACAAAAATTTAGAGGAGGGTAATTTTAAAGACCGGTTATACGGGAGTGTATAGCCGGCTCTTTTTCTCTCACAACAACATCTTGACCAAAATAATCTTTCAAATTTAAATCTTAAAAAAAATGGGACGTGAATCAGAAGTAGTATCCGCATCAAAGAATCCAGCGAAGTATTTCCTCGAATGGAAGTCAAATGGGAAAGTTTTCTCATACTATGACAAAGATAAAGCCGCCAATTTTGAAATTAAATTACCTTTTAAGTTTCTTTTCTTAAAGCAGATGGCGACTGTAAAGGGATGGCACGATCAAAGCTCTTCAGGGATTTATTCTAATGAAGTAGCCAATACATCAGAACAACCTTTAAACGTAAAATCCTTCAAAGGAGGTCCTATCGTAAGCGGTCTTTATAAAGACATCAAAAACACGGTAGCCGCAGCCGGTGGATTTTATCATCGCTCCGTATACTTAATGACCGAGAAAGGCGCTTTACTTAATCTCTCCCTTAAAGGAACTGCTGTCGCGGAGTGGAATGAATTCTGTAAATCAAATCTTTCGAAGATGAACTCTCAATGGGTAACCGTATCTGGTGCTCGGGACGGGAAGAAAGGATCGGTGAATTACAGTGTGCCCGTGTTTGAATTGTCCGCCCAGGTAACACCTGAACAAGGCGCAGCAGCGGATGTGTTATACGATTCATTGGTTGAGTATATTGATGGCAATAAGCAGCAGGATACTTCTACACAGGAGTCTTCTGGAAGGGTTGATGCGACGCAAACAGCCTCTGCTAGCGCTTCTGTCCCTGAACCTCCTCAAAGCACTTTTACGGAGGACGAAGAGGATTCGGATCTCCCTTTTTAGAATGGTAGCAATTTGTTTGCACTTTCTGAACATTTTAATTACATTTGGAGTATGGAAAAGAAATGCTTCAAATGTAACATTGTAAAGCCACTAGGTGACTATTACAAACATAAAAAAATGGCTGATGGTCATTTAAATAAATGTAAAGACTGTACAAAGCGCGATGTAGATATTCGTGAAAAGGACTTAAGGGCAAACAATCCTGAGTGGGTAGCAAAAGAGGTTATTAGAGCGAGAGAAAAATATCATAGGCTTGGTTATAAAGATATTCATAAAGAAAGTCCGGAAGAAGCCAGGGATAGGACTAAGCAATATAGAGCTAGATATCCAGAGAAGGCCAAAGCTACCAATGCAACAAGCAATATGAAAAAAGAAAAGGGGAACCATCTTCATCATTGGTCTTATAATGAAGCTCACTATAAAGACGTAATTGAGTTGACAATGCCTGAACACAATAAACTTCACAGATACATTGTTTACGATCAGGAGCGTTTCATGTACCGCCGAATCGACACAATGGAGCTGCTTGACACTCGCGAAGCGCACATTGCTTATTATGAATCTTTAAAGGATAAACCATGAGAACTTTCCCCCAAATTCTTTCAGCGCGTCAAGCCAACAATTACATCAACATCAAGCGCCGCGACAAAGAAACGCTGAAGGATTTAACTTGCTACATGGCAACCCTTGGCGCATTGATGGTAGACGGGAGCTTTCGGCAAATTTTTGAAGTAAACCCTGATGGAAAGGTAGAAGTTGCCAGGATCAACCCAGAAGGGTACATCTCTCCGAAGAGTATCATCCGCAAGGAGGGTTGTCAGTATTATAGTAGTTACAGTAAGCAGCATGTAGAAGATAAAACAGGACATTCAAAAGAAGTATAAGATGGAGATCGCAAGAAGACAGCATAGGTTAAAAACTTGGAGAGAATATTATGCGGCAGTAATATCTGGAGAGAAAACATTTGAGGTGAGACTTGATGACAGGCATTATGAAGTTGGCGACGAATTGCATTTGTTCGACTTTGACCAAACCTCTGATGGAGTATCATTTCATGGGAGCTGCCTCTGTGATGTTGCCTATGTGTTAAAAGGTGGACAGTTCGGCATTGAACAAGGATACGTTGTAATGGGCATTAAATTGACAAAAATAATAGCATGAAAAAAGTAGCAGAAACAGAACCACCAATAATCACTTCTTCCGAGGAGAATAAACTCGCTCCGATCACCGCCATTGAAGCGGACATCGCGCGGATGAAGACACAATATCAAGGATTATCCATTAAAGGTCCTGACGACAAAGAGGGCTTCAATAAAGTCGCCGCTGCACGGAAGGATGTTAAGAAATCGATAACATCAGTTGACAAAATACGAAAATCTCTTGTTGATGATGCCGTAAAGTGGCAACGTCAGGTTAATTTAGCCAGCAAAATTATTATTGAAAAGCTGGACGAGATTAAACGTCCATTGGAATTGATGGAAACGCAGTACATCTTAGCGGTAGAGCAGCAAAAACAACATAAAGAGCAGCAACGGCAGCTGAAGATCCAAACTCGCGCAGAGTCTCTCTTGAAGCTGAATGCCCGGTTCAATGGAACGCATTTTACCCTAGGACAAGTTTCCATTTCGCAGTCCGCGATTGAACGCCTCGAAGATGCTGACTTCAATAGCGAACTACTCTTGATGACACAGGAGTCTGAAGCGATCCTTGCCCAAGAAGCCGCTGATAAGCAGGCGCAAGAGGACGAAAAGAAGCGTTTAAAGGATGAGGCTGACAAGTTGAAGGCGGCACAGGATAAGCTTGATAAAGACCGTGCAGAGCTTGAAGCGTTGAGGGCATCGTTGACACCAGTAGCTCCCGTGGATCCGATGCAGTTTGTGCAGCAATCTTCAGGCACTATTACCGAAGGATCAGCACCATCTGGGTTTACGGTTCAGCAAGACAAGACAATACCTAGTGACATTTCTTTTGAGAATATCTTGAAAAATCCACTCGAATTTGTTGGCGATTATCCTCCGAACGAAAAGGGCTTATCAAAATTCAAAGAAATGATCGCATACCCAGAAGGAGGCGCGAAGAGGGCTATCCCGCCGCAGGTGACTCCGAAAGAGGAAGGCATTGAATATGATGTGACCGTCGAAGCGGGAACCCGTTACGGAGCAAAAACGCCAGAATATACTGCTTTCGTTGCCGGCGCGCAGTACATCTTAAAAAGAATCAAAAAACAATAATGCTTGGAGATTTGAATCGCGCGGGGTTCTGCTCCGCGTACATTCTTTAAACTTTAATAGATATGACATACTCAGAATGTAAAACAAAAATAGCCAGACAATACGGTTATTTTAATATATCTGGATTCAAAGAAAGTTATCCTTTTTTGAAAATGTTACACGACGATGGATTTTATGAAGAAGTAGCCAGACTTTACGCCCAACAAGTAGCTGAAGACGTAAGACAGAAATGCGCTGATAATGCTGAGAGTTTTATCCCTTGGGATGGAGATAATAAAGACGTTTGGCTTAGTTCAATTTTAAATACCGAAATAATACTCCCATGAAATCATTCACTAAAGCAGATTACGTAGAAGCCCTTCAGGAAAAGATTGGGCTAGGTAAACAGGATTGCATCGCCTTTATGGAGGCATACGTAAAAATCACCGAAGAAGTCCTTTCGAAAGGGTTGCACATTCAACTTCGCGGGGCATGGGTTTTAAAGCCCATTATCCAAAAGGCGAACATTGGCAGGAATATGGCAACAGGAGAGCTTATGCGAATTCCTGAGCGGACCGGCATCAAGTTCACCCCGTCAGCGGCATTGCTTGAAAGGGTACGCCGGAAGGATAAGACTAAAAAAGAAATAGAATCAGGGAATCCATTTTAAAAAACGAAATATTATGTACCATTTAGTAAGATTACGCTACCAGAAAGAAGATGAAGCGGGTCATTTGAAGAGCTTTAATGAAAGTTATCTCTTTCAGACGTATTCCTGGACAGAGACCGAAGCGCTGGTCGCTGAAAAGCAAGAGACAGGGGAGTTTGCCAAAGAGCTTGAAATCCTGGCGATCACCCCGTACCAAGCCGGAGAGATTATCCCCAACGAAGAGTCTCAGGCAGACTACCTAAAGTGGTACCGTTTGAAGCATTATTATACAGAAGATACCGAAAAAGGAACTCCGAAGCGTGTGACTGGTTACATGACCATCGAAGCAGAGGACAGTAAAGATGCACTAGCCATCGCTGCGAAAGAGTTCTCGAAATGGCTGATCTCCCCTGTAGCAGAGACCTTGACAGAGACTAAAATATTGGAAGTATTCCGTCACGAAGATCGTTTGAAAGAAAAAGGTTAAGGGTTAGAATGATGATTATTCTCCGGGGGAACTTCTCCCGGAGATATTTTAAACAGAAAAAACAATGGATGCGAAGCAAAGAATTGACAGTATATATGAATCCGTCGAAGGGCTCTCAGAGGCGGATTTAAACCACTTGATCACCACACTGGTCGAGATGACCAAAAAACGCAGAGAAGCGCGCATGAAAGAGCTGGCTTCTGAGCATGCCGAACTTGAACGCGCCAATGTGGATTTACACAACACGATCGGCATTATCCAATCCACAGAGCCTCATGGATGAAAAAACAAGATATCCTTTCGGAAAATATAAGGGCGTGCTGATTGGACTCATCCCGGCGCCTCTTCTTAGGGCTGAGCTTGATTTAAATCCTAACTTTAAAAAGCGCAAATATGAGGCTTTGAAAGACTTTATCCAGCAAAAGGTTGATGACTACGACAGAGCGCGAGAAGATTGAGTTGCGTATAAAAAACCTGCAAGAGCAGCTAGCGAATACCAAGACGGAGATTATAAAGGTTAACTGCCTGCGAACGATTGAAATTTATCAGAAACTTTTAAAAGGATTGAAATGACTCTCGAAGAAAAGAAACAAATATACCTTGACAGGTTCCCTGCGATTATTGGCAGGAGGATGGCGGATCAGCTCAATATAGGAGAAACAAGTATTGTTGATTTTTCAATTGATAGGCTGTTTTTGTGTTTTGAAACTTGGAGCGAAACCAATGAAAAAGAAGATTTTTGGTTAGACATGTCGAACTTATACTTGGCTAACGAAACCATCGAACACCAGCAGATTCTTGACATCTTCCATAAACATGGAATTAAACCGTAAACAAAAAAGTAAACGAAAAATGAGTTATAGAGCAATTTACGTAGGAGATGAGTTTCCTGAATTAAATGGAAAAGAGGTTATTGTTCTCGATAGCGCAGATCAATCTGGATTCCCTTGTTATAGTTTAGTCTGGGATGGAGAAGAGATTGGAAATATGGATGATGGTGACTTTGAATTTCTTGACTTTGATGAATAATAAACTTTAGAACCCAATGTCAACACGACACAACGACAGAAATCCATCCAATAAAGTGAAACGCCTTTCAGGAGCGCACCCGAAGTTGGAACTTTGTCCGAGGTTACCCCGTATACTGGGACTATCCGACATACGAAACTCTTTCGGAAGAGATGCTTTGCTGATTACGAAAGGGAGTTTTATTTATAATGTAAACCAATTTCCAGAACTTTATCAAGAAGGGATATGAAGACAGAACAAGAGATTAAAGAATATTTAGTTAATCGTATAAAATCGGCAAATGAACTGCTCGATCAGCCTAATCTATCAAAAAGATCATTCCAATATTTAGTGCCCCATAAAAATGAAGCTTCTTATGCATTAGCCTTCATGGGATATCAACCTGATGGATCTATTTTAGAAGAAATAAAATAAATCACAAACCCCATGACAACACAACCTAAAGAGTGGCTTTTTACAGCCCAGTCCGATTTTTACAGCGTTACCGAGCGCGTGTTTGACGAAAAGCGCCTGAACCATCTGGCAAGATTCGTGAAGAAAGCGCATGATCATCACTTTACCTGTGCCAACGAGAAGCCAAGTTATATTCATGACCGGATTAATTATTACGCATGGAAGAAAAAGAAAAGAAATACGCCTTTAACTGTCACCATAACCCCTTATAGCCATGCCAATAATCAATGAATGGGTTCGGGAGGCGCTGAGATTAACCTTTATAGGGATCGACTTTTTAGCATTCGAAGGGCAGGGGCGTAATGAAAAGATTGGGCACCATAAAACGCTTCTGCGTATAGAAAAATGCTTGGAAAATCATTATGACACGATTGATTTCGCAAATGAAACCCGTTATGGACATTTCTACGAGGCATTTGGTTTGATAAGGCGCATCAATAGCAATGACTACATCAGCGCTGAAAACCGCTCCCTATTAAAGCTCATTCGAGACTGCCTCTACGAATACCTTGGCGAGACGCCCCCTGTAAACGACCCGAACCAGCTAGAAATTAACTTCGATGGAGAAAATCAAAATAGAAATTCGCAGTAAAGAACTTCAACGCGCGCTCTCCGTGCTGAGCACCGCGATCCCGGACAGGCCTTTAGTGCCCATTTATAGCTATGTAAAGATTGAGGGGTACACCGGATCCAGTCAACTCTTCTTGACAGCTTCTGATAGTAAAGTCACCATCAAGAGTTTCGCCCAGGCGAGCATTGTGGAAATTCTCGACCAAGAGACTTCTTTCGTGGTTCCTTTTGATGATATGAGCAAGTTATTGAAATCACTTCCTGACGGGCCTATTTCGATGCTTTACACCCACGAAGAGCACAAAGACTACGCGGGGAGAGCGATCTCAGACCAGTACACCATCACCGTGACGTCCCAGGCACAGGAATATTCTTTCATGGGAGAAGATGTCAGAACGTTCCCTTCGATCAAAATCTTGCCAAAGAACACTTTTCAAATCGACTGTGCGCAACTGAAAGAAGGGATTGGGTACTTGAAGGGACTTCCTGTAGATTTGGAATTCCAGCAGCAATATAATGGTATATTCTTTGATGCAAGACGTGAATACTTAACATTAGTGGCTTTCGATGCCAAGATGACCATTGCGTTCTTTGAAACAGATATAAAGTCGCCTGCGATCGAGAATTTCACCTTACCCGCGCGCGTGATGACATTTCTGTACGCACATCTTCCCAGTGGATCGGACCCGATCGAGATATCCGTTTCCGAAAAGCAGGTGTCCGTAGAATTTGGCAAGATGGTCGTGCATGCTGTGCTTCCTGATTGTGCCGCTTTCCCGGCTTACCGCTCCGATGATCCGCCGCTGCCGGAATTCTCTGCTGGGATTGATCTTGAAGACTGGAAGCCTGTATTAACCCGCTCGATGATCACCGCCTCGCAAGAGAAAGAAATCGTGCATACTTTTCAAGAGGGTTATTGTTTTGTCACCTCAGAGAATGTGCTCTTAAATAAAAAATCTTCTCAAGATTTGAACGTGATTAATCCAGAAGGGAAGGATGTGGAAATTTGCGTGAACGGGGATAAACTCCGAACGTTGCTGGCTCCGATTGGAGGTGACACCAAGTTACACATTGCGAAAGCCTATGCCGGTGCACAACACCCTGCATTGTTTCTTTTCCCTGAAACACAAACAGGCCGGTCGCTTACAATGTTTTTAATGCCCATTGCAAGAACAAACGGATGAAACCACCCAAACCCTGTAAGGCACCCTCTTGCAAGCGCCCCTCCTTTTCGCATGGGTACTGTGCCGATATGAACCACCAGGCGCTGCGTACCGATGAGGCTTACCTGCGAAAGAAAGCGGCACAAGAGGTTAAAGAGAAGGAGAAGCGCGGGAAGAGGGTGCCGATCAGGAAGGTGAGTAAGAAGCGGGCGACGCAGCTGGCACAATATAGCAAACGAATGCCTCAATGGAAACTGGAGCACCCTGTATGCGAATACCCCGGCTGCGAGGCTCCTACAGTGGATTTGCACCATGCTTATGCCCGCGACAACGAACACCTGAACGACGAGAAGTTCTGGATTGCGCTCTGCCGGCATCATCATGAGCTCATGAAGCTAGAAGGAAATAAATCTCTTGCACTGGGGCTTATTTATTTACGTTCTGCAAAGAAACCTGCTCAAAGGATAAAATTAAACGAAGATGATTGAACATGAGGCTATATAGGGTTTAAACACCAAAAAAGTATTTCTAAAATCTATCAAAATGAAATTATCTCGAATTCAAAAGAAAAGGATTTTTAATACTATCCAGTCAGCTTTTATGAAAACTTGTGAAAATGCTGATATTGATTTTACAAAGCGTCAAGACGACATGAATGAAGAGCAAGCTAAACTGTTTCCTGCTCTCACCGATTTCGCTTCTGATTGTGAGGTTAAAATAATTCAATCTCTGGAAACTGGAAAAGTAATTCAATAACGACATTTCCCGTATATCGCAGATGGAATTAATAGACGTAAGACCAAAACCGAACCAATAGCGAGCGCTGCCGGTCGAGTCCAGATTCAAATCCTTGAGTGGTTAAGCGCAGAAGTTTCGCACTTCGAAATACTTATAGGTGCTGGCGAATTGGAATAATTTCATCCGGGCTACGGGAATATTAAATTTAAACAAAGATGACAACAATGAAAGAAATTGAAGAAAAAGCGACCGCTTACGCGAAGTCAGTCTCACAGGATGAAACCTATCAGCTACAACTCAAGCTGGCTTATCTGCAAGGGTATGTGGCAAGTGCAAAAAATGAGCCGATAATAGAAGATCTGGCTCCGGTTAGAAATAAAAGATTGGCATTAGTGTCCGCAAATAGAGCATGTGAAAAGTGCAGAGACGGGAAGATGTTTCATACAGGATGGATAATCCATGAGAAGTCCCCTAAGTATGAAATCCAATGCAACACATGCCTTGATAAAGTTTTCACCACAGAGGCTAATGCTTATTAAATGAACCACTTGACAAAATCCACCATCTCTGAGGTAATGCTTTCCACGCAAGCTTTCGAGCTGGACATTCCGCTCGGATTCACCCTGGGCGAGAAAGGCAAACGGGTGTACTTTTCGATCATGCGCACGGAAAAAGAGGACCACTTTTTAGCGGTGGACTTTTACGGGAATGTCTTTCGGAAGGTGCGCGGGCGAGATGTTGTTAATTTTTTGCGCGTGAAGTGAAACTTTTAAAATATTTTACTTGGTAAGTCGAAATTCTTGATTAAATTTGTATTGCCTGAATGAAGGCCGTCCGCCTGGGAAACGGATTGTATTGACGAATAAGATATTCACCCGAAGAGGGTAGGTAAAAGCGTATTCGTCCGCTTTGTTGGTTCCCAAGCCGCCTACACTCTTCGGGATTTTTTATGACTAAATTTTATGACTTATTCTGTAACTATCGACAACATTCACGCTTACGAGTGGGGATTGACAATACAAGAAGCGTATATATTTGCTTGGTTGCATTCATTGCCGTCTTGGGCAACAAAAAAACAGATTGAAAACGTTGATTATTACTTTGCCTCTCGCCATAAAGTAAGCGAAGAATTGCCTTTATTTACAGACAAACCCGACACGGTTTACAGATATTATAAACGCCTTGAAGAGAAGGGACTTATAACTCTTCAAAAAATTGGTTTTCAAGATTATGTGTGCCTTACTGAAAAAGGAACAACATGGAATAGGCGCACAGAACTCGGAAAAAAATCCGAAGACTCGGAAATAAATCCGATTATAGTCGGAAAAAAATCCGGAAGTAGCTCGGAAAAAAATCCGACATATAATAATATAAATACTAATAAAGAAATAAATATAACGTTCGATGATTTTTGGAGTGCCTATAATCACAAAATAGGCAAAAATAAAGCTGCACTTAACTGGAATAAACTAACTATCGAAGAACAGGCACTAGCATTTAAAGATGCTCCAATTTACAAAGCATCCCTACCTTCCTGGAGACAGCCGAAAGATCCTGCAACTTACCTTCACCAGAAGTGTTGGGAAGATGATCGAACAGAGGCCCCAGAAGTAAAAGAAGACGTTCACGTTAATTCATCCTCGAGAAGAATCGTTATTTAGAGCATGGCAGAGAAAACAGTTTTTTATACGTCATGGGATGAAGCTGGCATTGATTTAAGCACATTGGTTGGGAGAAAGTGCGCATGTCCATTGTGCGGGCCTTCCAGGAAGAATTCGAAAGACAAATCGCTATCTGTTGACAAAGATAATAATCAGGCACTATGCCATCATTGTGAGACGGCAATCGTAATAAAAGAAAAAACCATTAAAGTGGACTACACGCCTAAAGTATACCAGAAACCTAATGTAATACAGCTGCCTTTATCGGAGAGAACTATCTCGTTCTTCAATTCAAGAGGGATTTCCCCTGAAACACTTAAATACTTCAAAGTTACCGAATCAAAGCAATGGATGTATGAGAGAGGGGAAGCTAAGGCGGGCACAACACTATGTATCGATTTTAATTATTACGATGATAATGATTTGATTAATGTCAAATTCAGAGGATCACTTAAGCGGTTCAAATTAGTGTCAGGAGCGAAGCTTATTTTTTATAACCTTAACGCTATTAAAAATTCTGACTGGTGTGCAATCCAAGAAGGAGAGATTGACACGATGACAGCCCACGAGTGCGGTATTAAGCCGTGTGTTTCTGTGCCTAATGGAGCTAGTAAAGGCAATCAAGTATTAGAATATTTAGATAATTGCTATAAATGGTTTGTCGACAAGAAAAAAGTGATATTGGCAGTAGACAACGATGAAGCAGGGTTGGCACTTCAAGACGAACTCGCCAGAAGGATTGGCATAGAGAAATGCTGGACATTGGAATATCCTGAAGGATGCAAGGACACCAACGAGGTTAAGTTGAAATACGGTTCCGAGGCGGTGGTTAAAATGTACGCAGAAGCGAAGAAGATTCCCTTGGAAGGTGTTTTTACAGGTGACGATATATCGAGTCGTGTAATCAATATTTATAAGAATGGATTCCCTCGGGGACTCAAGACTGGATATAAGCTATTCGATGATCATTTTACAGTTCGTTATGGAGAAGTTACTACGATAGTTGCTCCGCCCGGGTCGGGTAAATCGGAGTTCACTGACCAGATTTGCGCAAGAATGGCAGCAAGGCATGATTCAAGGGTTGGGGTATTCTCTCCTGAACAACAGCCTCCTGAGCTACACGCATCAGCCTTGATATCAAAATACGTAGGCGAGCAGATTTATGGAAAGTCTCGCATGAACGAAATGCAACTTCAAAAAGGAATGGAGTTTATAAACGAACACTTCTTTTTTATGAAAGTCGGAGAGATTGACTCGACAATAGATGGAATTTTAAAGAAGGCTCTTGAAATGGTGGTAACGAAGGGGATTAATATTTTAATCATTGACCCTTACAATTATATCGAACACAAAATTCCGAAAGGATACACAGAGACGCAGTATATAAGTGAGTTGATGACCAAGATCAGTAATTTTGCTAAAAAGAATTTGGTCCATATCTTTTTAATTGCGCACCCTACC